GCAAATTCAACGGCTTACGCCAATTCCTTCTAACCGACCGCCGAGCATTTTCGCAGGATTTTCCGAGGGAGGCGGAAAACGCGTTAGAAGAAAATGGCGACATGCGCACCATCGAAGAATTCCGCTGGAAGGTGCCAGCGCGCGGCCAGCGCCGCAGCGACGATCAGATAGCGCATGAAGACCTCCTAGGGCCTGGTGGAAGGAACCGTGTTCAGTGCGGCCATGCCTCGATCAGGCCGGCTCGTTTGCCGTGCTCGCAGCCGAAGGCGCGGATCCATCCCGCAGCCCATTCGGCGAGGTCTTGGGCCGTGGTGACGGCGCCGTCCTTACCGAGGTTGGCCGGCGTCTCGCACGGGCTCGTCATGTCCGCAGGAGGAGGCTCGATCCGAGCGGGCGCAATCGGCTGCGTCGTTGAACAGGCGCACAGCAGAAGGAGTGAGCTGGCAAGCAGCAAGGTTCGCGGTCTCATGGCGGACCTCCGTGATGGTTTCGACGATGTAGTGGTCGCGGATGCCGGCCTGCACGACGTAGCGCTTCTCCGCCGCGCGCTGCAGCTCCAGGTTGCGATTGCGCTGCGCCTGCATGGCGGCGTTGTCTTCGGCGCGGGCGCGCGCGTACCCTGCCATGTCCGCCGCGGCGAGCATGCGGTCGAACTTCCACCACGCTCCGGCGATGGCTAGCACGATGACGATGAGAGCGGCGAGGCGGGCGTAGAGGCTCATGGCTTCGGCCCCTCCGGCGCGCAGGGCATGATGGAGATGTCCACCCAGCGGCGATCTCGCGCGCCCTTGAAGAACAGGCTGCACGCCTTCCGGCCATGCGGCTTGTCAGTCCAATCAGGCACCGCCTTGTAGACAGGCTCGACTCCGTCGCGGAAACGCAGGTCGCACGCATCGGCGATCAGCTTCAGGAGTTGCTCTGCGTTCGGCCCCGCGCGCTCCTCCCACGGCACCAGCAGGAGGTCGAGGTCCCGCGTGTAGCTGCCGTGGGCGACGCAGGCATAGCCGTATTGCCACGCGATGATGCGGGCCTGCGTGAAGATGCGCGCGTAATCAGGATCGAGGATCATGAGCGTTCCTCCGGAGGTGTCTGCGCGCGCTTGCTGCGGGCGACGTAGGAGCGCGAGCAGTGGCAGGACTGGCGGCACAACGCCGCAGCCGCTGCATCGAGCGCGCGGCGAAGTGCCCCGCCGATGCGGCTGCCCTGCCGATCAAGCCGGTACAGGCGAGCCGACAGCGGTTCGTCGGCCCAACCGAACGAGATTGCTGAGGCGAGCTGGCTCAGGGCGATCCCGATCTGGTGCAGCCACTGAGCCAGCGCGCGTTTCACGCCAGCAACTCCCCGAGCTTGTCGTACAGCGCAATGCAGTGATCGAGGCCCAGCGTCCCGCCCTGCACGCGGCGGCGGATCTTGGCTTGGTCCGACAGGCATGCGTCCGGCACCGTGGACTCCCACCAGGCGCGCGCGGCGATGAGGGCGTAGTGCGGCTGCTGGATCAGGTCCGGCAGGCCGATCAGGTCCTGCCCGATCAGGTCGCCGATGCGCGCGTAGGTGGCGCGGCCGGTGAGCATTGGGCGGCCGCGGTAGGTCCACCCGTCGCCGCTCGCGGTGTCGCCGTTGCCCATGCGGTTCGCGTACACGCAGTTCGCCAGCTTGGCCGGCGCGTGCGAATACGGAATCGCGCTGGCGAGCGTCGGGAAGCGCGTTGGCCACACCGCGCAGATGCGCTCCGGGGTGTACGACAGGCACTCCTCCAGCTTCTCCAGCATGGCGAACTCGTGCAGCACCTGGGGCACGAAGGCGCGCAGATCGTCCATGCCGTCGCTGAAGCCTTCGGGCTGGATCTCGTCGGCGAAGGGGGCGGCCCATTCGGCAGCGGTCGTCGGGCGCACGCCGAGCCCGGAGAGCAGGCGCAGCCAGTCGTTGTCGCTGAAGGTGCTCACGGGATCACCCTCTTCGCGTCCTCGATGACCTCGGGCAGCGTCGCGCCCTTCTTGCTGTCCATGTAGTTGAACGACCAGCGCACGACCGCCCACGCGGGCAGGCCGCAGGCGAACATGAACGCTCCCAGCTGCAGCAGCGCGAGGAACAGGTCAGCGTCGGCGGCGGCCGTCTTGATGCTCTCGAACACGCCCAGCTTCATCGCCGCATACGCGCCGCCACCGAGCGAGCCGACCACCGTGGAGATCAGGCCCACGGCCCACTCCTCGCCGGTTCGTGGTCGTGTCATCACCATCACGACGATGGTCGCCAGCACCGAGCCGCCTGCGGCAGCCGCGGTGAGCGCTTTCCACAGGGCGAAGCCGCCGACTGCGGATGACAAAGCAGGATCGGTCATGCTCGTTGCTTTCATGGGTGAAAGGCCCCTGGGGCATGCGGCCGGACACGCAAGTCGGCTGCGGGTTGGACAAAGAAAAGCCGCACCCATCGGGCGCGGCCGGCGGCGGAAATGAAAGGACTCAGGCTTCCTCGAAGATCAGGGCGTCCAGCACGTCCTGCGGGCTGTAGGTCTCGGGATCAGCAAGGCCCGCCATCCAGGCAACTTCGTCGCTGCAGAATCGCTGCGTGGCATCGCGCCGCGGCAGCCAGCGCAGGAGCGGGCAGACGCGCAGCATGCCCACCCAGCTGTAATGCTTGCCCGCATCCGCCTGGAACCGGCGCAGCGCCTGCGCCTCGTCGATCTCCACGGGAAAGAGGTCCCAGTGCCCGGAAGTCTCCAGGTCCTCGATGACCTTCGCGCGCACGCCTCCGTCCCGGAAGCTGGAGGAGTAGCAGACGCCATCGATCTCCAGCTCGCAGTGGCTGTAGCGGCTCAGAGTCAGGATGCGCACAGCCCAGTGACCGAGCGCGTTGCGCAGGCCCTGCGCCGGGCCGCGGTACATGGCCAGCGTTGCACTCACAGCGTGGCGGCCAGCTTAAACAGGTCGTCGATATCGGTGCTGGTCAGCCCGATCGCGGTGGCCATCTGGATCAGGGATGGGCGCTGACGCTGGAACGTCTGGGAGTCGTCCCATTCGCTTTGCATCAGCGCCCGCTGCGTAGGGTCCGTGATCGCGTCGATCGCCGGCTGCACTAGGTCGATCTTGCCCTCCTGGATCAGCGCCTGCTTGGCCTGGCGGCGCGTGACCTCCTGCGGCACGCCGTCGATCACCACGGGCGTCGGCAGCGCGCCGTACTTGGCCAGCCACACCTTGAACATCTCGCCGTTCTGGAACTGCACAAAGGCTTCGTCGCTCGTGATCAGGGCGGGATTGGGGACGGTCTGGCTTCCAGGAGGAAGCGTCGTGTCGGTGATGGTCGCCGGCAGCTTGGCGTTGTAGTCGGCGCGCGCGGCGCCGATGCTCGGCACGAAGGCGTCGTTGATCTGGATCAGGACTTGCACGCGTGTTCCTCCTCTTAGCGTTTCTTGCGGATCTGGTAGGACTTGCCCCGCGTGTTGAACAGGGGGTACTTCAGCGGGTCGAGCTTCTCCATGAGCCCGACGAACCCGTAGCGCTGGCAATAGGCGAGGTCGCTCGGGTCGGGCAGGTACAGCACCTCCGACGAGAGGCCCGTGCTGGCTTCCATCTCGTGCAGGAGCGCGCCCTCGTCCTGCGTGAGGTACGGAAGGTCGAAGATCGCCTCGCGCAGCTTGGGCAGCACGTTGAACACCTTGCGGCGGTTCTGCGTCTCCACGAACGTTGTCGCCGAGTCGTCCCAGCCGTCGGTCAGGCCAAAGCTCGCGTTGATGCCAGGCTGCAGCGAGAGCTTGCCCATGAACAGGCGCCCGCACTCGATGGGCGTCACCCCGTCGGTCTTGTCCGGGTCGTAGATGCCAACGCGCACCCACTCCACCGCGCGATCGGTGAAGGTGCGAATCACGTCGTAGTCGTAGCCCCAGGTGCTGGAGACATCACCATTGAGGGACATCTGCATCGCATCGCTCCAGCCGCTGTCGTAGTCGATCGCGCTGGGGCCGCTGGTGGTGAGCGCCTGCAGGTCGGAGTTGCTCTTGCCGGTGGGCCAGATCGTGACGCGGCGCAGATAGGTGGTCATGTTCGGCGTCAACATGAAATTGATCGCCGTGATCGTCGGAACGGTCTGCGAAGTCGAAGAGCCGCTGCCATCCGCCAGCAGCGTTCCGTTTAATGCCCATTTCCAGTCGTTGAGGCGATACCGGTAGGCGGCGCGCGTCGTGACGGCAGCGGAAACAGCTGCAAACACGGTCTGGTACGTCGTTCCGCCCGCTGTCGCCTGGCCGAGATAATCTCTCGTCCTAAGCGAGGAGTAGACGGAGTTTCCAGCCGCACCCGACGCCTGCACGTAGGACGCTTCTCTGGAGGACACATCTCCAGGAATGTCGTCATCCTGCGCCTCGTGATAAACCGTGCCCTCAGCGGCGTTCCACACGTATGGCACCCATGTTGTCGGCTCCACGACGGCGGTGTCCACGGTGCGCGTCACAGCCGCCGAAGTTGTGGGGATATAGCTGGTGACATACGAGGCCTCGTTTTGCCAGCCCCAGACGTCGACCTGGGCCGCGCTTGCAGAACTGAAATCCAATTGCGTGCGCACGACAGTGTTCGATGCGTCAGTCCCGACACCTAGCACATACGCTCTGAAATATCCCCCTCCGCAGTCCTTTACTCCGGCCGCTTTAAGCGTAGCGCCGGAGCTCGACGAGCTCGTGAACGCCCCCGCGGATGGATTAAAGCTGCACGTCACGAACTGCTGGAGGCCGCCGGTAGTCCAGACGATATCCAACGCACAAGACGCTAGGGTGCTGGTCGGCGCATAGAAGAAAACCGACGCAGCTCGCGCCGTGGTGCCTCCTAGGGAAACGTCCTGATGAATCGAGCCAGAGCCGTTCCCGGAAACCCTGTCCATCGACACGGTTCCGTCGGGAGCCGTTGTCGTGTTCGCGGTCAACGTGAGGCCTGCGTTCGACCATGGCGATACGGTGACATTCGCTGACTGCAACAGGCTGTTCGTCGCCGCCGCCTCGGAGATCACGCCGATGCGCTGATAGCGCCGCTGGCTGGTGGTCTTGCGGTACTTCCCATTCGACGCGCCGCGGCGGATTTGGATACGGCGGATTTGGAGGACACCCGCACTCGTGATCTTCTGGACGCAGCCGTTGTCGTTGCTGATGGTGTTGCCAGCGACAGTGATGGAGTCGGAGAACCACTGCCACGTTGACGTGGCAGTTTTCGTAACGCCCGTGGTGTTGACAGCTCCGTTCCCAACACGAAATGCGAAATCACCATTGCCCGAGACGAGCCTGACCTGCGCCTTGAGCTCATAGGTGTCGCCATAGAGGTTGGGCAGGTTCTGAAAAAGGATTGAGCCAGCCAGCGGGAAATCAACAGTGACACCGTCGGCGTATTTCTTGCACTGCGACTCCAGCCAATCGGCCTGCGTCAGGTCCTCGGAATACTTGAACCCGTTCTCGTGGAACCGGCGATCGTGCTCGTAGCGGGGCGCGCCGCCCGAGACCATGACCCCGTACTCGTTCGTGCGCGTGCCGTTCGTGCCACCGCCGAAGGTGATCCAGGGAGACGTCAGCTCCGTGACGTCCGTGAAATCGACGTCCAGGCGCGCAGTGCCCGCGCGCATGCGCACCTGCGCCGCTTGCCCTAGGTTCGTCCGGCAGAAGGCCGCATGGTTCAAGCGGGTGATCAGGCCGAGTGACAGCGCGAACCTCGCGACGCTGCCGTCCACATTCGCCGCGGGCGTGTATCGCCAGAACTTCGAGAAGTTCGTGTCGGCCAGCTTCGTGAGCTCGAAGCCGGTGTCCTGGTCGCCGTAGAACGTGGCCCCGGTGTCGATCGAGTTCTGGGCGGAAAGAACGAGGTTGCTCATGCCTTATCCCCAGAGGGTCAGATCGACCGTCTTGGCGCGGACGTCCATGACGTAGCCCACCGGGCTGAATCCCCAGCCAGCGTCCATGCCAAACCGCGGATACGTCACCGACACCCTGTTTTCGCCCAGGATGACGCCCAGGGTGTCCGGCGCGATCGCGACGTTGTCCAAGAACTCGTCGAGGCCCATGGAGAGGGTGAACATCTGCACGCCGGGCGACAGAAGGTAAGAGACGTAGTAGTTGCCCAAGCTGGCGGCATCCGATTGGTTCGCCAGCCCGGTGTTCACATCGATCTCTTGGGAGGACGGATAAAAGGTGAGGGTCGGCGCAAGATCGGTCAGTGCGGTCCGATATTCCTGCGCCACGATCGCGATGTCGGCCGCCGCAGCGCCAGCGACATCCGCGCCGCTCATGACTGTGTAGTTTCGCTTGTAGCCAACTGCCACGCGCCAAGGCGGAACGCCACGCTGGTCGTCTTGTGGTTCGATGCGCTTGAGAGATCCCTTGATGATGTTTGAGTCGTTGAGATCCAGATACGGGAAGGCAGGCGCTGCGCCTCCAGCGAGCGGCGACTGCACATACAGCTGGTTATTTCCGCTATTCGAATCGACGTACACCTGCATGTAGGCGTTCGCGCACCGCAGCAGATCCTGGAAGGCCTGATAGATCGTCATGTCCTGGTTCCACCAGAAGCCCACCGTGGCACTCTGGGAGGAGACCTGGTCCAGAAGAATGAACGGGATCGCATTGATGTCTGAGTAGGTCGACTGGGCCACCCCGAGAAGCTGGCGCAGAACAGCGTCGAAGCTCAGAAGGGAGCCATTGGCAATGTCGCACGTGAGGCGGGTCGCTTTTGAGCCCGTGCGGACGTAGCTGCCGGCAGCATCGCTGCACCAGTCATAGGAACCATAAGGCGTGCGGTTCTTGGCGACCGTGATGGTCCCGGAACCGGCGGAGGTGATGTCGATCTTGTTGGTGTTCGCGCTGGCGTGCGCCGCGGTGTCGTGCAGCGACAGCACCGTGGTGGAGATGGCGCGCGCGTAGTAATACTGCGTGTTCAGAACGCCACCGGGAAGCGTGGTGGTCGCGTCCACGTGCACCGGGTCGCCCGTGGTGAAGCCGTGCGCCGCGGTGGTGGTGATCTGGTCGAGCGCCGTGTCGATGGAGCTCACCGTGGCGGAAGAGGCGTCCGCCGTGAAATCGCCGATCGGGCGCAGGATGCCAGCGCCCAAGGCTACGCGCTTGTCGTACGCGGCGAGCGTGAAACCAGGAAGGAGAGATGTGTCGTGGATCTGGTAGATCAGGCGGCTGGTATTAACTAGCGGCGGCTCCACGTTGAACACCGAACCCATGACCTTTGGCTTCGGCTGGCCCAGCAAATCGTCTGCCGTTCCTTCCAAGCCATTGGGAAGAGAGTTGCTGCCGGCGTACTTGGTAGGCTGCAGCGCGCGGTCGAAAATGCAGGTTAGGTCATAGACCGGGATGGACATCTGGTCCAGGTCGAGGGTCGGCTCGCCCATGATCCCGCGGAAGATCAGGTCGCCCAGCGCAGCGAGGTTGGCCGGGTCGATGCGGTACATCTCGACGATGCGACCGTCGAAGCCGTAGCCGATGCGAATGCTGTCTAGGGCTCCATCGGAGTTGTCCAGGATCACCTCTCCCTGCGGGACCTGCATATCGCCGTGCGTGCGGCCATCGCCGAACATCTCGCGCCTCAGGAGCAACGGCTGGCTAACCCGATCCTCGATCAACTGGTTCGGAAACACCGGGTGCGAATTGGGCGTGCCGTAAGGGCGCGTCGCGTACCGCAACACCTTCGTCGTTCCACTCGTATATACGGTGAGAGCCACCAGGTAGATCCACTCGGTCATGCCCGCACCCGCCGCAGGGAATCCAGACGCGCCTTGCGAGTGGAGCCCGCGGTGTTCTCCCGGATTTCCTCCAGGGGAGCGATCGTGCCGCGCGCGCCGGCCGCGGCAATCTCGTTGCCCTTTTGCTGCGTGGCGCGCAGCGCCTGCACCTCGGCCCGCAGCGCCCTCACCTCCGCCAGCAGCGCCGGGTCCGAGCCGCCGCCCAGGATCTGCCGGGTCTGCTGCGCATTGAAGATGCGCGACGGGCCGGTGGCTTCCAGCTCAGGGCCGCGCTCGCCCACGAGGCGATAGCCGCCCATGAAGTCGCCGCCATCGGCGAAGGTGTTTTCGCCACCCGGGTTGAAGGTGATCGTCGGCTTGCCGCTGGCATCGAATGTGATGCCGCTGTGGCTGCTCGAAGACTGGCTCAGCGCCGCCCAGAAGTCCTTGGAGAACGGAGCGCTCGAAGGAACGGCCGCGGTGGCCGTGACCGCCGTGGAAACCACCTTGGCCGCGTCCAGCGTTGCCTGCGCCTGCAGGGCAGCCGATTCCGCAAGGGCGGCGTTGGTCGCCTCCTGCTTGGAGATCATGCCGTCGCCGTTGGTGTCCACGCGCTTGATCAGCGCGCTGATCGTGTCGTCGGTGGCCAGCGGGCCCAGCGCGGTCTTCAGTTCGCTGAAGTCCAGAAGCCCGTCGACGTTCGTGTCCAGGCTCTGGAAGTTCTGCGCCAGCATGCCGGAGCTGCCCCACAGGCCGTCCCAGATCTTGTCGCCAGCCGCTTTCATCGCAGCCGAGACGTCGTCGCTGCCCTGCAGCTGCACCTGCACCAGCTTGCCCGTCGAATCGACGTACTGCGCGATCTGCTTGCCGCTGGCGTCAGTGATAACGCTGATCTGCATGTTGGATGCAGCGTTGAAGGCGGCGATCTCGCTGGCCGATGCCTGGCTGATCGTGGTAGCCAGGTACTGCGAGTCCGACTGCACCTGCGGCAGGCCAGCCAGCGAACCCTTTACGCTGGCGATCGTCTTGGCGGTGTCGGCCCCGCTGCCGGTGTAGCCTTGCTGCGCCTGAATCAGCTGGTCGGCGTAGTTCGTGATGTTCTGCAGCGCGGTCCGGTCCCCAAGGCGTGCCAGCCCGAGCTGCTGCTGGAACTGCGAGTTCGCGTTGGCCAGCTGCTGCTCCGGCGGCAGCCCACCGGCCGACGTGCCATTGAGCTTGTCGATGTAGCCGCGGATGCTGTTGTTGATGCCCGCGATGAAGGTGGCCCACTGCGCCGCGCTATTCTTCGCGTCCGCCAAGGCCTGCGAGAGAGTGGCGCTTGCCTTCTGTTCATCCTGCAGCGCGAAGACGCGCTGTTGCAGCGCCTTGTTCGTGTCGTCGATCGCTGCGAGTTCATCCTGCCGCTGCTTTGCCAGCTGGTCGTCGGCGGAGGCCGTCATCTGAAAGATCTGGTCCTCCAACTGCTGCTTTTGCGTCATCGCCGTTTGCACGCGGTTCAGGGCCGCCGTGGCGTCGTCCGCCGAGAGCTTCGCGATGCTGCCCAGGCTCTGGAGGTATTGGCCGATGGCGCCTTGGATCCCGGACTGCTGCAGGCCGGCCAACACCGCCTTGGACGTCATCGCAGTGACCGCGTCCTGCAGCTCCTGCTGCGAGCGGCCGGCGTTCAGGTTCAGGTCGGTATAGGCGGTGCTGTTGCCGCGCGAGGCCGTGATGTCCACGAAGGAAGGGCTCGTGCCCTTCGGGTCCATCGAGAACCCCAGGCCGTACTGCAAGCCGCCGGAGCCGCCATACGCCTTCACGATGGCGTCGTACGTAGCCTGGATCGACTGCGCGCTGGTCTTGGCCGCGGCATCGCTGGCGGCGCTGCGCTGGCCCTGCCCGATGCCTGAATCGAGCCGCCCGAACACACCGTCTTGCTTCGGGCCCCCGCCCTTGCCATCGAACATGCTTCCGATCAGACCGCCCACGATCGTGCCGATGCCGGGGAGGATGGCAGTGCCGATCGCCATGCCGGCCGCTGACCCGTACTGGCCTTGCGAGGCGGCATACAGCGCGCCTATGTACGGAACGGCCTCACCGAGGGTTCCAAGCGCCGCCGTCGATCCCAGATAAGGGTTTGCCGGCACGCCAGTCGCGCTCGCGCCGAGGAAGTTGCCGATGCTGCCGCTCGTGAACATCCCGCTGAAGGTGTTCGAACCGCTGGAAAACAGGCCGGCGCTTCCAGGCGCGCCGCCCATGATGAAGTTCGTGATGCTGGTGGCGATGGGCTGCAGCAGCGGACGCAGCACCAGGTCGCCGAAGATTTCCTTGAGCTTCTGCGCGGCGCTCTGGCCCTGCCCGGTGAGCGCGTCGTACAGCGAGTCGCCAACCTCTTGGTTCACGTGCTGCCACTTCTGCACGTACTGCGACAGGTCGATCTTGTCGATCGCCTCCTGCGCCTTTTTCGTGACGTTGGCGATGTCCTGCGCCTGTTCGTCGGCCGACAGCCCGCGGTTCTGGATGTCCTTGATCTGCTCCTGCAGCTTCAGCTCGATCTGGTGCTGCGCGTTCAGCCTGGCCTGTTCGTCGGTGGTCTTCCCCAGTAGCGTGAGCTGGAAGTCCACTTCCTTGTTCGCATCGTCGATGGACTTCTTGTAGGCGTTCATGGACGCCTGCGCCGCATTCGTGGCGTTGGCCGCGTCCGTGATGGCCTTGGCCTTCGCATCCAGCGCGTCCTGGTACTCCGACGCGACGACGGCGCGGATGGCCTTGTCTTGCAGTTCAACGTAGGTCTGCAGGTCGCGATTGAGCTGCTGCTGGCGCGCGGCGCGCTGGGCGTCCAGCACCAGCATCTGCACCTTCAGGCTCGCGACCTCCTTCTCGCTGTCGCGCTCCTTGGACTTCAGCGCGATCTGCTGCTGCAGCACGTTGCGCTGCGAATCCATTGCGGCGAGCTCCGCCTGCGCGGTCTGCTCGATGTAGGTCCGCTGGTTGATCGCACCGGTCTTCAGCTGCGCGTCGAGGTCGGCGATCATCGACTTCGTGCGCACCTCTACGACCTGCTGCACACCCTGCAGGCGCTCGATCTGCGCCTCGGTGCCAAGCTTGGCCAGGTCCGCCGACAGGCCGGCGATCACCTTGTCGATCTCGGCTTGCGAGTAGCCGGCCTTCACGCCTTCGTTCTGCGCCTGCGTGATCTGCAACTGCAGGCGCTGCTGGCGGGACAGGCTTTGCTCGCGCAGCACTTCGAATGCGGACGCAGCCTTCGTGGACTGCTCCTGCTCCTGCTGGTACTGCGCCGACTGCTGGTCGAACTTCGCCTTCTCGCGCAGGGCCGCCATCTGGTCCTGCAATGCCTTGACCGCCGCGGCGTCCGATGGGGAGAGAGTTGGGTTCGCGGTGCGCTGTGCGCCGCGCGCGTTGCCCTGGATCTGGTCGATCTTCGCCTGCAGGTCGGCGATCGTGTCCGGCCGGCCGATCCCGAGCATCGCATCCCATGCACTCTTCGCGGCATCCTTGATGTGCTGCCATCCGCGCTCGATCGATCCCTGCTGCTCCTCCAGGCGCGCCGCGCGCGCGTCCATTGCGCCCGCGTAGGCGCGCTGCGCTGCCTCGCCGGCTTCCTCCAGCTGCCCGGCGTCCTGCAGCGCCTTGATGTGCCGGTACACGCTGGTGGTCAGGAAGTTGATCGAGTCGTTCAGCTTCAGCGCCGCGGAGACCGGGTCGTTGCCCAAAGCCGCGAGGTCGGCCACCGTGTCCTTTGCGGCCACGCCGACGCGATCAAGGCGGATGGCCAGCTGCGCATACGTCTCCAGCTGGTCGCTTGCGACCTTGCCGGTGGAGGCCATCATCGCGAGCACTTCGGCGGCCTGCCCTTGCGTGCCCACGATCTTCGAGATGCGATCGGCCATCGCCTGCATCTGCGCCGCGCCGGTGCCGGCGGCATTGCCGCTCAAGACGACCGCGCGCGTGTAGGCATCAGCTTCCGCCGATCCTTGCTTGTACGCGAGCGCAAGAGCTCCGACGGCCGTCACTCCAAGGCCGATTCCGACAACCATGGGCGAGATCACGTTCTTTACCGCCGAGAAGACTGCTCCGATGCCGCCGAACGTTCCAGACAGGCGGCTTGTCTCGATCGCCAGCGCCTTGATCGGGCTCTGTCCGGCAGCAATCATGTCGATCACGCCGCGCACCGAGTGCGTGAGGCCCTGAATCTGCTGCGCGGTGAGCGCGGTTGCGTCTCCCAGCGCCTGGCTGCCCTTTGCGGCGCCGTGCAGAGCGTCGGACTGCTTTTGCAGCGAGGAGGTGTGAGCGTCAGCGGCTGTCCTCGCGGCGCTCGTGATCTGGGTGGTTCGCTGCGCAGTGGTGCCATAGTCCGCGAGCAGCTTGTTCGTCTTCTCCTGCTGCGCGACCATCGCCTGCATCTGGGCGAGCATGCGATCGACCTGGCCCTGAATCTGCTGCGTCGAGCGCGTGAAGGCCGACCCCATCCGCTGGGCGGACTGCTCCACCTTCGCGCCTTGGGCGGCGAGATTGTCGAGGCTCTGGTTCGCCTTATCGACAGGAGTGGAGTCGACCTTCAGGCCAAGAGCGGCAATGTCCATGTCGCCTCCAGAAAAAGAAACCCGGGGCGTGCCCGGGTGCTATTCGTCTTCGTCCGCCTGCAGCGCGATCGCATCGAGCTGCGCAATCAGCTCGATCTCCCACGGCTGCGGCGTGATCTGGCGGTTCAGGAAGAAGGAGCGGATCTCGGTTTCAGAGATCGCGCTGACCCCGCCCATGCCGCGCTGGCGCGTGGCGTTCAGGCGCAGGAACCAAGCCCACAAATAAGCGAGGTCAGGCGGTAAATCGGGCTGCGCCTCGAGCTCTTTGCGTGCGGCGACGCTGCCCATGCGCGCCGCTGTTTCCAGCGTGTGGCGCAGCGTCTGGCCGTCTTCGCCGCGCTTGCTTAGTCGGAACTCGTGCCGGACGAACTCGCGGAATTCGTCGGCAAGGGCAGCAAAAAAGCAGCTTCGTTCTCCAGCGCAGCAGACACCTTCTCGCGCCAGGTCGGACGCGCCTGGAACACCTTGCGCACGGCATCGCTGCTGAAGGCAGCCGGCTCGCCGTTGGAGGTAAAGCCGAACCAGTCAATGATGACCGCCACGGCCAGCTCCTCCTCGTTTTTCTGCAGGATGGCGTCGAACTGCGCCGCGCCGTCTTCGGTCTTGGTATCGATGCGCTGGGACTTCACCGCGCCGCGGCGGATGCCAGCCGCGCGCAGTCGCGCTGCGGTATCGCGGTACTGCTTGGAGTCCTTGCCGACGATGATGAAGCCCACCGTGGGCGCGCCTTCATCGTCGAAGGCAACGCCCACCTTCTGGGTGGCCTCGCCGGGTGGCGTCATGAGGGAGTCGAGGTCGATGGATTGCATGGAGTGCCTTTCGCGGGGTTGAAATGCCCGTGCCCCAGCCCGCACCGTCCCCCGCGAAAGGGACGAATGCGAGCCGGGGTCGGTGCGCGGGAGATCAAGCCTGCGAGTCGCAGACTTGGATCGTGGATTGCTGCGAGTCGGTGCCAGCGCCGCCCGCGGCGTAGTACTCCGCGGTGAAGTTGTACGAGCGCTTCAGCCCGGTTTCCGCGTCCTGGGGCGTGGAGCTCGTGACGTTGATCTGCGGCAGGTGGAACGTCATGAAATCCGCCAGCGCGCCGGAACCGTTGGTCAGGCACGCGAGGATCGAGGAGTTCGTCTCGTTGTTGAACGTGTCGTTGACGGTGGAACCATCGAAGTAGGCGGTGAAGCTGCCGGTGACCATCACCTTGCCCACGAACACGTCGGGCCGCACGTTGCTGCCCACCACCGGGTCGCCCACGTTCTGGTTGCCAGTCACCGTGAAGTTCATGTCCGTGACGGTGGCCACCGTGGTGCCGCCGACTTGCAGCACTCCGGAGGCGGCCACCAGCGCATCGAAGCTGGTCTCCGTGGTCGGCGCGGGGTAGTAGGCGGTCGTGCCGGTCTGGTAGTCCAGACCCTGCACGCCCAACTGCACGGTGGCATTGCCAGAGCCGGGGAGCGCAAACTGCGCCTGGCCGACGCGGCAGTCGATGAACCGCTCCGAATACGGGACATCGGGCATCCACTCCTCGAAGGTGTAGTAAATGGCCGTCTGCCCCGTGATCGGCACGTACGTCGCCTTGCCGGCGATCGTTACCGTGGCACTGGCGATCGGGCCCTCCGCCACCATCGCGGTGCCGTTGGCGACCAGCACCGTCACCACCGTCGCCGTGACGCCGACCACGAACAGGTTCTTGTTCAGGTTCGCCGCGTTGAACGTGCCGGCCGTCAGGCGCAACACCATGCCCTTCTTCACGCCGTCGGTCAGGAAGGAGCCCGCCGCGCGCGTGAGCGTGTAGGCCGGGCCCGTGCCGGCGACGGTGATCGAGGCACCAGTGATCGCCGTGACGGCTGCGTAATCGCGGCGCAGCAGCGCGGCGATCAGGTCCGAATAGGTGCCAGGCGTGAGGATGCCGTTCACCGTGCCAGTGATCGTCTTCGGGCCCAGCCGTTCGGACAGCAGCTGCTGCGTGCTGTTGATTTCGTTGGCGGTGTTGTAGGACTCTCGCTGCTGCTCGAACACCGAGCTCGTGCGCCGCAAGATCTGGCCGGCCGAAGTGGTGGCGATGGTTCCTTTGGCCGCTTGGCGCTTGAACCGGGTCTGCTTCGCGACGCCTTGTGCGATCGTCATGGTGCTTGCCTTTCAAATGGAAAAGGCCCACGCGGGCCAAAAGAAAAAGCCCGCGCGAAGGCGGGCTCGGTGGGACCGGCGTGGGCCGGATTCAGGAGATCAGGTGACGTTCACCCAGGCTTGCCAGCGGATCGACACGGGCACGTGCCAGCGGGTGTCGTCTTGCATGCCGGGGCCAACCGCGGGCGTGTCCGTGACCAGGACGTTGATGCCGCCCTCGGCCAGCGTCGTGCCGCGCTTGAACCACGAGCGCAGGAGCTCGGCCTGCGCTGCAGCGTTGGCTGGCCCATCGCCTTGCGGATACAGCAGCGAAACCTGGAAGATGCCGTTGGCGCGATACACGCCCGCCCCCATCACCGTGTTGTCCGGTTGCGCCGGCAGGAAGCTCACGCGCTGGTACGGCGTGGCCTCCGCAGGCGGCGTCTTGTCCTCGTTTTCGTAGCGCGTCTCGGCCAGGTTGCTCGCCATCGCGGCGAGGTGCTTTTCCAGCGCGCGGCGCACCAGCAGTTCGCTCATTGCTTCAGCTCCGCGACGGCTTTGGCGAGGTACAGGCCGTATTCCTGCACGGTGAGGCGCACCATGCCGGCGGGAGCCTGCTTCGAATGCCCATACTCCAGGCGCTGGGCGTACGGCAGGCTGTTGGTCAGGTAGATCACGCCGCCCACCTTCACGTTCGCCAGCGCGCCCTCGGCGCGGCTGATCGACTGCTCGCCGCCAGGATCCACAGGCGACGAGGTATCGCCGTTCATGGAGCCGACGCCGACTTGCCAGTTGCCGCGAAAGCGCCCGGTGTCGACGGGGCTCTTGACCGACAGCGACTTGAACAGGTCCAGGCACACCTTGCGCAGCACGAGGTCCTGATTCGCCTTGGCGCGCTGCACGAACAGCGCCAGGTCGCGACTGAAGGTGTCGGCCATTACTTCTTCATCTCCACGATCCACAGCGCGGTGACCGCGCCGACGGTGATCCGGTCGACCATGCCCACGGTGTAGTCGGCGCCGCCGTCCGTCACGCGGTCGCCGGGCGTGGCGTCCACGGCAAGTGCCTTGGCCGGGATGTAGGCGATCTGGCTGCTCGCCAGCACACCCTTGGACAGCTGCTGCTGGCTCGGCGCCGAGACGTACGCCTTGACCGGGTAGGCGGTCTCGGTCACGGCCACGGCACTCGTCGCGGGGTCGTACGCGCCGCTTGCGCGCCGGGTGTAGGTGACATCGCGCCCGTACTTCGAAACGAGGCGGAAGGCCGTGTCGCGCGCGCGCAGGTCGTACTGGCTCACGATTCAATACCTCTGGTAGACGCCGCAATTCGCGCAGAGGTGGCCATCGGGCGTGAGGTAGAAAAGCTGGTTGCCGCAGTTGCACTCCCGCACCATCTGCCCCGCCGCAGGCTGGAACTCGAACTTCCAGTGGCCGGCGTGCCGATGGCAGTTAGGGCACTCCAAGGCGGTCAGCCCGGTCGGCGCGACGGCGACCCACACGTGGTCGCAAGCGAGACAGAACGCCTCGCCGTGCCCATGCTGTTCATCCTGCGCCGCAGGCGGCTCCGCACGCGGCTTGAACTCGAGCACGCTCACGCCCGGCCCACCTTCATCGCGTTGGGCGTGCCGCCGAAGAAGGGCGACAGCAGTTGCTCCACCGCATAGAAGCGCGGAACCTGCGGCGCGCCCTGCTCGTACTCCACCTGCAGCGGCCCGATCACTTCGCGCGAGACCTGCGCCTCGGTGTCGGGCAGCAGGTCGACGCCATTGGCCACGCGCAGCGCGAGCTCCGCGCACGCGCGCACCACGCCGTCAGGCACTTCGTTGTCCGGCCAGTACGCAACGCCGTAGGCGAGGTGCTCGCCGTAGCCGTAGACGGCTTCCTTGACCGGCACATTGAAGCGCGGCCAGTCCAGGGCCTGCGAAGTGGTCTTTTTGAAGCCGGCCCAGCGCCCGCGGAATGCCGTCATGTAGTCGGTCGCGCGGCGCAGGTACTGCTCCTTCGTCGTGGTGTCCAGCGCCGTCCACGCGCTGTTGCCGCGCGCGGTGTGGTAGGCGTCGGCCGTGGCGACGTCGCAATACGACTCGGCGTCGGGCTTGCCGGAGCCGTCCTCGGTGATCAGCATGGTCGTTCCTCCGGCGTGCGAACCTTGCAAAGCGCTCCGCGCGGGAGCGCTTCACGAGATGCGCTCAGGTCTTGTCCTTGGCGTCGCCCTCTTCCTTTTCGGCCTTCTTCTTCGGCTCGGCCGGCACCGGCTTCCATCCGAGATCGGACATGATCTGCACCGACTCGTTGTTCGCCACTTCGGTTTGCACGCCGTCTTTTTCCATGACGACGTTCGCGGGTTTGCCCATGTGGGTTCTCCTGTTGCGGGGGATGAGAGGGGAGAGAGGCCGGAGCCAGAAGGCCCCGGCGCTCACTGCGCGCTGGATCAGCCCAGCAGGATCGTCAGGTGCTCGGACTTGATACCCGCGGTGCCCCAGGCCATGCAGATCTCGAACTTGACCTGCCGGTACTGGCGGTAGACCCGGACCTCGAAGGTTAGGCCCGTCAGCGGGTCGGTGATCATCATCGAGTCGTCGGCCGAGTCGCCGCCTTCCGGCACCGCCGGCGCGCGGCAGGCCAGCACCAGCGCGTTGCGGGAGAACGCGAAGTTGCCGGTGTAGCTGTTGCCCACCGTGACCGCGTCGTTGTCGGCATGCGCGGCAACCAAGCCGGGGGCGTTCAGCGTCAGGGTGGAACTAGAGAGGCTGCCCACGTACTTGTTGGTGTCGCCGGCCAGCGTCACGATGTCGCCCGCGACGATGGTGCCCGTGCCGGTGTCCACCGCGAGGCCAGTGGAACCCACCGCGTAGCCAGCAGCGTTGTTCACCAGGTAGCCGGAGCCGGTGCCCTTCACGTGCTGCGCGATGCCGCCGGAGTAGCGCACAGCCATGCCCTGGAGCAGGTCGGTCATGCCGCGACGCAGCATGTCGCTGGAGCCCGCCTCGTTCACCTTGAACAGCACCGACTGCTTGCCGCGCAGGTTCGCGATCGCCGCGGAGTTGAAGACGATCTGGCGGTCTTCCACCGGAGCGCCGTTCTGGTCCAGGATCTGCGCCACACCGGCCAGGTCGGACAGGTCACCGGCGGTGCCCAGCGGCGTGGTGCCGGCGGTGCCGTAGGCGCGCGAGGCGGTCGAGGCGGCGGTGACCGCCAGGTCGGCTTCCATGGCGTTCACGATCTTGCGCATGCCGTCGGTGAACTGGTCGGCCAGCAGCGCGTTGTACACGCCGGTCGAGCCCACCGCACGTTGCTCCTCTCCGTTCCAGCGGATCGGCGCCGCCTTGGACTTCGTGATCACGACGTCCGCGAAGCCCGGCGTGGTGTCGCCGCTGTTGGCCGGGGTCGCACCGGGCGTGATGTCTTCCAGCGCGCCGGCGGAGCCGATCGGCACGCGCACCGTCTGGTTGACCGCCGCGCGTTCGACGTTGCTGTCACGCGTGACGGCTGGGATGAAGCCGACCATCTCGCGCGAGACGCGGTTGAGGGCTTCGTACAGCGTCGGGATCAGGCCGGTGAGCGTGTTGGCACCGAGGATCAAGCCCTGGCGGGCCATGAAGTTGAACAGGTGCGCATGCAGGATCAGGCCGACGGCCTTCACGTGCAGCTTCACCGTGTTCGCGGTACGGTGGATGGCATCGGCGGCCGCCACGACGGGCGGCGCCATCAGGAGTGCGGCCATCGCCGCCAGCGCGAAGACGCGCAGTTTCGAGAGGGCTTTCATGGTTTCGGTCTTTCCAAATGAAAAAGCCCGCTCGAAGCGGGCCGGGGGTTGTGGAACTGGTGAGGCGATCAGTCGACGAACGTGTATTCCTGCGCCGCCTTCGCCTGCGCGGCGGGGTCGAGCGCCTGGAATGCGGCACGCGTCATCGTCTTCTTGCCGTCGCTGGTCTTGCCGCTCCCTCCGGCGCCGCCGCCCGAGGCGGAGGCCGGGAACCAGTGGGGGGCCTTGTCTTTCATGCCTTCCAGCCATTCCAGCGGCGTGAAGGGGCTCTTGCCGTCCTTCCCGAGCACCGGCTTGCCGTCCTCCCCGACCTGCACGGCCTGGCCGTGTTCGTCGAGGGAGAACATCGAGCGCGCGCGGAACAGCGCATCGTCGATCGCATGCTGGTGCAGGCCCGCCTTCGTCGCGGCGGCCCGGACGGCATCGTCCAGAACACGCCCTTGGAATGCCTGCGCACGCTTGTTCGCGGCCTCCAGTGCGGTGGTCGCGTCCTTCAGTTGCTTCTCGAAGCTCTCGCGCATCTTGCCGGTGCGCTTTTCGATCACCTCGTCGATCTTGCCGGCCTTCAGCAGCCCGGCCTCCTCGTCGTCGGCGAACCGTTTCATGATCGCGCGCACCGCCTCCGGGTCGATGCCTTCGAACTTCGCCAGCTGCTCCTTGAGCTGCTTCTGCGAGGCGATCAGCTCGCCGTTCTTCGTCTTCAGGCCGGAGACCTCGGCCTCGATGGCCTTGGCCAGCGCCGCGGCGAAGCCGGGATGCTTGGTGACGTCGTCGCCGCCGCCACCGCCACCGCCCTTGCCATCGTCCGCACCATCCATCAGACGGTGCATCGGCGGGACCACACCCAGCACAAGGCCGCTGCGGGCCATCTGCCGGAACATGATCTCGTCGGCCTTGCGGCCCACGGCGAGGAGCGCGGCCAGCGCAGTGGCCTTGAGCGCGGAGAGGTTGCGCGCGAGCGCGCGTTGCTTCGAGAAAGGCATGAGAGTGTGTCCCTAGGACTGGTTGGGGGAATGGCCCGAGGCCGGTGGAGAGCACGCGCGCCGAGCGCACGTGAAAAAGCCCGCGCCGGTTGCCCGGGCGGGCTCAATTCGTTGGCCGTGTGGCCGCTGTCAGGTCGCCGTCTTCACCTGCTCCAGGTATCCGGTTTGTTCGTTCTGGCGACGCTGTTCGTCCGCGTTCATGGGAAGCAGCGGATTCGGCTTCCATTGCTGGTGACCGTGCGCGTCGCGCCCGAAGGTGCCCCAAGGAATGCGAACCTCGTAGACGGCCTGCTCCATGTCGCTCTCCCTCAAGTTGCCGGCTTTACCGCCGGCTGCATGGGACTGTGGATGCCTTGCTTCCAGCAGTCGGCGCATTCGTCCGCGTCGATCTTCGTGCCGCGCTGCCGGCGGCCGTTGTTCACCGTGACGCCGCTTTCTGTGTTCAGGACCAGCCGGCCGCCGCACCTGGCGCACTGCAGCATGCCGTCAGGACGCGCCGATCGCTTCACGCGCAGCTGCACCTCCTCGGCCGGCGTCGGCGCGCGGGGTGGGACCAGCTGCAAGGGCATGGGGGGATTCTAGGCGTCCACCCCTGCTTTGCGGAAGGCGGCCGCGTCGCGCTGGCGCAGTTCGTCCAGCGTGAGGAACCGGCCCTGGTTGTTGTAAAAGCCGTTCAGGTCCAGCCCGCCGGCGCGAAACAGCTGGCCGCGTGTGGGTCCGAGGATCTCGTCCTGCCGCGCCGCCGATTGCTTGCGCAGCCAATCCCCATACGTGGTTTCGGCTGGGACCTGGCCGTCCATGCTCGCCCGCGTCGTGGGCGTGAAGTCGTCCACCGGGATGCCCAGCTCGCGCCAGGACTTCACGACCGGCGTGCTGGTGGACCGGCAGCACCAGTGCAGATTGCCAGGGCCGGCTAGCCACGGGATGCTGTGGCCGATCGGCTTGTGGGCGTCACGCGTGTACTCCAGGCCGTCGCGGATACGGCACATCTGGCTCGTGCGGTTGTCCAGCACGCTCACCCACTGCAGCGCCTTCACCAGCGGCGCATTCTGCTGCATGAAGCGATCGCGCGTGAACGCGGCGAAGTGGCCGACCGCCGTGCGCGTGACCGACTCCACCTCGCGGCGGCTGCGCGCGAACACGCCGTCCTCATACTGCAGGGAGCGCGTGCCGCGCAGGTCGCGCACGATCTGATCGGTGCTCTTGTTCGACACGTAGCCCTGGGCGATCGTCTCGCGGATTCGCTTGGCGCGCGTGGCCTCGAGGTCATCCGGCACGCCGCGCAGGAGCACGCCCTGGAATGGTCTCGCCAGCGCCGCCGCATACACCTGCTCGGTCGCAACCGGTGCGATGCCGATCTGCGCCACCACGACGTCCGGCAGTGTGGCATCGAACGCCTTGTACTGGAACTCACCTTCGTAGTGCACGAGGTCGCGCATGTCGTCGGTGAGCTCCTTGGCCACCGCGTCGAATGCCGCCTTGTTTAGGGAGCGCACGGAATACAGCAGCGTCTCCAAGCGCTGCACAGTGAACGATTCGGCCGGCAGCCGGTCCAGCGCCTTCAACAGCTCCTGGAACAGCGCAGCATCGGCGCGATTGAGCGTCGCCATCACGCGGCGCAGCACGCCGTTTGAATAGTGCTGCAGATCGATCGCGTGATTGATCGCGACGTCGTGCAGCCGCTCGTTGACGGTGTCTGCCATCAGCCGAACGAAGTCGCACCGTCACCCGGGCCAGAGCCGCCACCGCCGCCGCCCATCGGCACGGCTCCCAGCTTCGGCCCTTCGGCTTCGATGTCGGCCAGTTCCTGCTGCGAGTCCACTCCCTGCCGCGCGATCTCGCCGCGTTCCAGGTTGTCCAACAGCGTCAGGTGCGAAATGGCCCCGGCCTGCCACGCCTGCACCAGCGCAGTCAGCTCCTGCGCGTTCAGGCCCGTGGGCAGGTAATCCGTGTTCAGCGCGATCTCCACCGAATCCGGGCCCGCACCTTCCCACTCCGCGCACCAGGCTGCCGCCTTCTCGATGGCGTCGCTGGCGGCCAGCGTCAGGCTGGCGAGCACGCCGTTCTCGCCGGAGCGGTGGATCGCCGCAGTCTCGGCCGTCTCCGCTGCTCGCTTTTGCGCCGCCAGCAGCCGCGCGCCGAGCGCGGCCATCATGTTTTCCTTCTCCTCCAGGCGCTTCGAAAGCGCAGCGAGGCCGGCACCGGCGAATTCCAGGAAGAAGACCTTGGCCTGCGCGTTTGGGAACGCCTGGATCTGGCTGCTTCCCAGCATGAACTTCTGCTGCTGGCCGTCGGTGCCGACTTCGAACTGGTGGCCGGTCACAACCGGTGTGGGCAGCCCGGTGAAGTGCAGTCCGTGCTCGTAATCCGCGCTGTTGCGAAAGTGCGAGAGGTTGATGTTCGCCAGGTCCAGGATCGGCGACTTCGCCACCGCGGGGTCCACACCCATCGGCCCGGCGATCAGGAACGGGATGTAATCGAGCGCCTTGCCGCCCATGATGGGAGTGGTCGTCTCGATCAGGACCCACTTCTCCTTGCCGTCCTCCTGCTTGATCAGCCGCCAGATCTCCACCGTGTAGGTGTAGCGCGTGGTGCCGTCCGGATTGGGCGAGCCGGCCACGAGTTTCAGCACGCGGCACTGCGGGATGCAGGTGACCGTCCATCCATCCGGACTGGGTTGCTCGAACTGCTCCGAGAGCACCACCAGCGACAGCATCGTGCGGTTGTTCACCCGCTCGGTCCGCCAGTTCAGGATGCTCTCGGCGCAGTAGGTCTTCAGGTACGGGCGGCCGTTCGCCGCTTTCTGATCGGCCAACGTGATGGCACCGTCCATGCGCGGGTAATCGGCCAGGATGCCGATGCGCCCGGCCTGCAGCAGTTCGTCGACCACGCGCTCACAGAACCCCAGCATGGGCGTGCCCGCGGTGTCCGCATCGTCCGACAGGAACGCCACCTGCGCCGGCAGGTCGATGGTTGGCGGCCGGCGAAACACCAGCCCTGACAGGCCATCGACCGTGCGGCCGGTGGCGTTGTAGAAGACCGCGCGGGCCACGTACGCCGCATATTCCGCGGGCGACTGGTCGGTCAGCTTCGGCAGGAACACCTCGCCGGCCTTCTTGACCGCATCCTCGCCCGCAACGGCGGCGCGGCACTTGCGCCACTGCGGCGCCGCGTCGTCGTAGTCCGGGTGGGTGGTGTTGACCTGATCAGCCATGGGTCAGTGTCCTGTGGTTCGGGCCGAGGTCATGCGCCGCGCGATCGGCCAGCGCTGCACCAGGAAGTAGCCCGCGGCATCGTTCGGGTGATCGTGTCCGCTCGCCTTGTCAGGCTCGCCGCTGGCGTCGTACGCCTGCTGCTCGATCGCCTCCGTGAGGGTTGGGCACAAGTCGGTGTTGATCTTCCAGCGGCGCCTGCCGGTGTCGTTCAGGATCAGCGCGTTCACCGCGTTGACCCGGTCACGCACGGCGGGGTTCGTCGACGGCGCCTGCACCGTGAGGCCCGCTGCGCGCAGGATGCTCAGGTCCGACTCGCTGGCGTTCTTGCTGCTCGTGTTCTGGCCGCTCGCGTCCGGGTAGACGATCACCTGGTGGCCCTTGGACTGGAAGCGCTCCTTCAGTCGCTGCGCCATCGTGGGCGTGTCGCGCACCTTCACCAGCTCCGCCACGCTTCTGGGCTCGCCGTCGCGGATCACGTTCACCACCGCCGTCATGTTCAGGACGTTGAAGTCCATCCCAACGTGCAGCACATCTCCTTGCCTGATCGCCTCGTCGGTGTGGTTCAGCCGCCGGTCGAAGTTCGGATAGACGCTGCCGCTGGCCAGGTTCACGAACTGGCCGCGGATGTAGGCTTCGATCAGCTGCGGCGGGTAGCTTTCCCGCAAGCTGGGGATGTAGTCCTCGGGCAGGTTCTTGGCGTTCTCGTAGGTGCTCGCCTGCACCAGCCCATACAGCGCCGTCAACTCCGGTTTCTCGCGCACCGCCTTCACGAACTGCCGGTACACGAACTTGAAGCCCTCTGGCGTGGTGGTCACATCCACCCCGTTCGGCAGACCGTCCACCTTGTAGCGCATGCGCGCGATGATCTTGCGCCAGGCCGTCTCCGCCCGGTTCACGCGCATCACATCGAGCTCGTCGATCAGCGCCCGGCCGATTTTGAAGCCCACGATGTCGCCGGGCTTCTCCATGGAGCGGCACAGGATCGTGCTGCGATACCGGCCGCCCGAAAACAGGTGCACTTCCTTGTTCGACTCGTGGATGTCGGTCGTCAGCCCCCATTCGAACGCGACCTCCTCGATCGTCGGATAGAAGATGTCGCGGATCTGCGCGTAGGTCGGCGCGAAGTACCCGGAATTGACCTTGGGCCACTCCCAGGTGTGCTGGCACAGGCTGGCGCTGCCAACCCAGGTCTTGCCGCTGCCGAACCCGGCCACGAAGGCGCGGAACTTGCGCTCCAGCGCCAGGAACCGCGCCTGCGGCCGGTTAAGCCGCGGGTTCTGGGATGCTGGCATCTTCGACCTGAACCACCACGCGAACCGGCAGCACCGGCTCCTCCTGATGCAGGCTCTTGGTCATGTCCTTGTTGGCGGCCAGCAGGTTCAGCGGAATGTTGGCCGCCTTGTTCGCCATCTCTGTCAGCACCGCCACATCGCGCAGCGCGTTGCGGCTGTCGTCGGTCAGCGGTGCCGCGTCATCGATCTCCTGCACCTTCGCATGCGCGATGCCGGAGAGCCGGTGCGCCGTGGCTGCGCCGAACTTGCCGGCGCCGGCCATGTGCATGCTGATCGCGCGCATCTCGTCCAGTAACGAAACTGCGGCGATCTGTTCCGGAACCGGCAAAGCGCGAAAAGCGTCCTCTGCCGCAAGTATTTGATTCGCAACGGCTTTTACCGTGCTTGCGCGTTTCGATACGCGCTCGCTGATGCGCGTCTTGGACACCTTGAACTCGCGGGCGAGGTCGGCGGCTTTCTCGCCCTTGGCCAGGCGCGCCTTGATCTCCTCCCACTGGGCGTCGGTCAGCTTGGACGGTCGTCCCATGGTGGTGTACCTCCCCGCCTTGCGGATCGGTGTGGTTGATCCCGGGCCTGACCCAGGACGGGGATGATCAGCGCTTGGGGCCGCGGATCAGCGACCAGACGATGGCGCCGAAGCCGCCGAAACTGGTTGCGACGGCACGACTCGAACGTGCGACCTGAGGGTTATGAGCCCACCGAGCTACCAACTGCTCCACGCCGCAGAAACTGGCGGCCCGCCGCCTGCGTCGGGTTTCCCCAAGGACAGCAGGCGAGAGCGGGCCATGAACGACGAAGCCCGCACGATGGCGGGCCTCTGGAATTTTGGAGACACCTGTCCATCGAGGTCTGCCGCAGTCGCTACTGGGTTCGCCAGGCTGTTGCTGCGGGCGTTCGACAAAGAGGTAAGGCGCGAGTCGCGACAGCGGCGGCTGCGGTCCTTGGGGCGCAGTGTAACGGCGTCCTGCCACTATGGCAACTCAACGTCTCCCAGAAAGACGACTTGCGGTTGCAACTTGGCTACTCCGGTCACCGCATCCCAGTGGCGAACGATCGTTCCGACGGCGCGATATGTCTTGCCATCGAACCGCACCTCGAAGGTGTAAGAGGCCTCGGTGTCGAGAGTCATCGCTCCTGTTGCCGTCGTTCACGACTGGGATCACACGCCGCTCCCAGCCATCGCGCTCGCATAGCTCAGTCTCAGCGCTGCCGCGCGCCGGCCAGTTGATCGACGCGTCTGCTGCCTCAAGTCCGATGATTGCAGTGTGTTCCATGTTCACCTATCTCCCACGTCCATGGCCGCCATCCTATCCCCGGCGCAACCGCTGCTTGATCGACTGTCGCGCCCGCTGCACGCAGTCATCGAACAGGTTCGCCAACTTCCTGCCTTGCTGGCTGTATGGAATCTCGCGGATCCCGCTCCCGCCGCACCCCCCCGCCGACAGCGGCGGGCATGGGCGGTTCGACAGGGATGGCGTGTTCTGGATCAACTGGAATTTGCGGCCATGGCACTTTGGGCACACGGGATGCAGCCAGTGCAGAAGCATTGCGCCGAAGACTTCCTCGGGGACCTCGTGCACATTCAGCCACGGAAGCGCCGCCTCCCACACTTGCGCGCGCGACTTGAGGCTGTTGGCCAGGATGCGCAGTTCGTTGTCGAACCAGTGATCCGCCTCGCGCTGGGCGCGCACGGCAGGAGCCTCGGCCGGCACGAACGGCGGCAGCGGCAGTTTGCCGGTCGCCCACAGGTGTTCGAGGTTCGCAACCTTCAGGTGCAGCTCCCACAGTCCTCCGTGCGCTTCCACCGCCGCGACGACCTCGGGAGTCACATCCTCGCCCTTGGCTTGATCCAGCAGCAGCCGCAGACGCCGAAGCTCGCCGTTGCCCTGTTCGCGGTTTTCCCGCTCTCGGTCGTCCTGCGCCTTCAGACGCGCCGCCAGCTCCGCGACCTTCTTGGGAGAAAGCCGGGAGGGCTTGGCGGCCGAGGACCATTCGCTGTGCAGCCGCATCAAGGCCATCCCCAGACGCACCGGGCTCCAGCCGGCCGCGATCAGGACATCGGCGGCGCGCGTGGGCAGGTCGGGATCGATCTGCAGCGTCAGGTCCGGCGCGTTGCTGGCCGTTTCGTATCGCTCATCTACGCCCGGTCGTTCGTTCGTGTCTGCCAACATGGTCCCCTTCCTTCGTTGTCGTTGTTCCGGCGGTCCTACAGGAACAGCCTAGCGAAGCAGATCCAGCCGAGGGTGCTCAGCGCGCCCAGCACGGCCGCCGCCGGGGCATCCATCGGCCGATGCGGCGGCACGGCAGCACCCACGGCCATGACCGTGAACAGCAACGCCGTGGCGCCGACATACCAGGCCGTCATTGCGGCGAAGCCTCGGCGCTGCCTGCGCCGTCCTCCGCATCGGAATGCGTGACCTGCGCAACGGACTCCGCCGCGGAGGTGGAGATGGCCGTCGGATCGATTGCGGTCACTGCGCCGCTTGACACGCCAGCCGACGACGACCCGTCGGTCATCAGCCCGGGTTGCGCGGTGCCCCTCCAAGCGAATTGGGCTTGGCTCATGTCGATGTCGCCGGAGACCGCCTCTTCGGGCTTCGGCTCCGGGCCGATGCCCAATGCGACGATCCCCAGTTCCACGATGTGCTCGATCAGCTTCTCGAAGCGGTGCGCCTCGATCACGACCTCTGCGCGCGCGTCGGCCAGCATCGCCTCGGCGTGGTCTTTCAGGGCCTTGAAGTGGATGGAAGGCATGGTTTTCTCCGTGGTGGTGAGCCTTCAGGGCTCGGTTGAGGGAATCGCTTTGGGCGCCCCACTCCGGGGAGTGACGACGTAGGTGTTCTGCCCGTGGTTGCGCCGGCCGACAATGAACACGGTCCATGTCTTGCCGCTGTATGCCTTGGGAACCGAGAAGCTGTGGATGTACTTGCGCGAGCGGAAGACGACGCTTCCCGGCGTCAGCACCTTGTCGCCCCACGGCGTGTGTTCGATCATTCGTCCGCGCAGGCAAACCGTGATGGACCAGCGCGGGTGGTCGTGCATCCCTTCGCCCGTTTCGTCCGTGGGGCACCACTGATGCAGCAGGACGTTGAACGGGCGCCACCACGGCGGCCGGTGCCAGTGCTTGCCGGTCTGCCTGCTGATGTACTCGTCCGGCCAGAACGGCTCGAAGCGCCAGAACAGGAACGAATCGTCAAAGCGCACGACTCGCTGGCCGCCGAACATTCGGTTGAACATCTTGCGGCGCGCGCGGCGGATCAGCCACAGCAGGATCCAGTTCAGGAAGCGCGTCATGCCGGCTCTCCCAGCGGTGTCGCATTCAGCCGCTCCAGCGCGCGGCGGGCGGCCTTCCTGAATCGCTCCGGCTCGTTCGGGTCCATCGCCACGAGCCGCCATGCGAGAACCTGGCGCGCGTGGGCAGTCATGAACGCGGCTTCCTTGTCTTGTGCGCGTGCCTTGCCTACATCGAGCCAGAAGTGGCAACCGGCGCTGCAGCCCCACACGGTGTAAACGTCGTCTGCCTTACGGCCCAGCGACTTGCCGTGGATGCCGAGGTTGGAGTGGCAGGCGACGGTCTGGTCGACGCGATGCGTGCATACGGCCGGAACCATCAGCAGACATGGTCGGCCACGCGCCCAGCGCAGGATCAGTTCGCGGATCAAGATTGCCTCCATGTCTCCCAGCGCGGGTCGGCTGGGAACTGCACGCCGAACTCGCTGGCCGCGATCGCCATGACAGCGTCCAGGTAGTCGGGCATGTACTTCGTGGGATCGGCCTCGCCGCGGCGGCGCGCCTTCAGTTCAGTGGTCGAGCGCAGCTCGCGGCGGATGACCGGCCGCTTCGATCCAGGCACGCGCACCTTGCGCACGCGGTAGCCGAGGACGCGCTTCTTGAAGTAGTAGTGCCAGCCATCTTCGTCAGAACCGATCCCGTCGATCAGGCCCTGCGCGCTGATGGTCTTGTAGACGAAGCTCCAGAGGAACGCGTTCTGGCGCAGCGAGCGATCGTCCTCTTCTTCCTGCGCGGTGGCCGCGATGCGCTCCACGCCGGACGCGAACATCGCTTCGCAGCTCGCGAGGAATCGCTTGGCCTCGGCATGCGCCTGCCCTGGCTGAATCGCCGGGTTCACGAATACGGCGCGGACGGCGGCTTCGCTCACTCGCCGTCCTCCTCTGGCACATCAGCGCCAATCGCCGCCTCGAACATCTCGCAGATGGCGTGCACGATCACGTAGCCGACCACGAACACCATCGAGCCGACAGCCACTGCGATCAGGAAGTTCTCAACCACGTTGTGCCTCCGAGAACAGGTCTCGCTGGCGCTGATCGGCCGGCTCCGCTTCGGGCTTGCGCGCGCGCCGCTGCTTCGATCCAGAGACCTTGCGGTAGCAGGTCGAACCGAACGCCATGCCGCCCGCGAAGATCGGAGCGGTGACGTTGCGGTGGCAGCGCGCGCACTTCGTCATAGGCGCCTGCCGTTCCTCCGGCCCCATGGCTTCTTCACCGCGTCGCCGCCGTGCACAGCGACCTGGAACAGCGGCAGCTTCACGAGCATGTCCTGCTTCTGCGGCTGCTCCGGCGCGATCATTTGCGCCACGTGACGGATGCGCTGCTCCAGCGTGAAGGTCATGGGCCGCATCCGGCCTCTGGCGTTGCAGGTCACAGCAACGCATCCTGCGTCTGCTGTCGCTGTGTCGCGGGGAGCTGGGTGATAGTGACCACCAGGCACGCATCGGGACGCGGTTCGCCGCGCGTCGCCGTGATCTTGCGCACCCAGCGGTCGTCTTCGAACACGATCCCCTTCAACGCGTCGAGCAGCACCTTGTTGGCGTTGTCCAGGTCCATGCACTGCACGGTGTCGTCCCAGCCATCAGGGTCCTTCCGCGCGCGCTGCCTCCAGTCCTGCGGCAGCTTCGGGTGCAGGCTGAACGCGATTTCGATGCGGCCGACCAGCGGCGTGCGCACGCCAGCCTTCTTCGCCATCCAGCCGGCGGCGTCCTTGAACGCCTTCGCGTCGCTGCTCACGTAGGTGCTGACGAACGGCTCGCCGCCGCGCGGCGTCACGACCCGCGTGCGCCAGTAGCGGTTCGCGGACGGCGGATAGGGAAGCGTGAGCGTGATCACCAGCTGCTCCCCGCGCGCGGCGCGCTCGCACCCAGCCCGGCCCACGGATTGGTCCCGTACTCCTTCCACGAGTCGTGGCGAATGATCCTGGCCGCCGTCTGCAGCGAAATGCCGTAGGCATGCGCCGCATCGGTCGGTCGCAAGCCGGAAGAACGGATTTCGCGCACGCGGTCCATGGTCAGGTCCGACTGCCGTCGCGCAACCTCGGCCAGCTTTGCCGACCGAACCACGTTCACCGAAAGCTTCTCCCCGCTGCGCTTTTGAAGCTGCTTGCGCGTCCACGCGACCACGTGGTCTTTCGCCATGCATAGCGGGTTGCCGCATGTGGTGGTCGCCACCTTGCAGCGAACGTCCACGCCCATTGCCTTCAGGAGCGTGCGGCGCACGGGAGCCGTGCCCCCGGTCCAAGGATCGCGTGCGGTAGCTACGCCAGACTTCGCCACAGCGCCATCCCAGATCATGCAGTCGCCGTCCTCGTGACAGCGGCTCCATATCCACTCCTTGACCTGCTGCGGGGCCACGATCAGGCTCCGGCGGCCGCGGCGTCGCCGCCGTGTTGCTGCGCGAAGATGTCGCCGGCATCCGGGCCGTCTTCGTCGTGGTCGTCGTCGCTGCCGGCGTCATCGACCGCGGCGCCCGGGCCCGGGCTCACCTTCGCGCCCTTGCCCTTCACCAGCTGCAGCACCGGCGGCGGGATCAGCTGCACGAACGCCTTCTGGCCCTTGAGGCCCGCCAGGATCCCGCGCGTCGTCACGTCCTGCAGCGCCTCGCCCGCGTAGCTCACGCGCCAGCCGATGCGCACCGTCCCGCCTTCCTTCAGCTCGAACCAGCGCTTTGCGACGACGCACTCGGTCAGGTCCACGTTGCTTTGCTCGTCACCCAGGCCGTAGTCGACCGAGAGGCGGTAGCCGCCGAACTTGTCGTTGCCGCCCCAGTGCATGCGCTCCGGCAAGCCGGCCAACTTCAGGTTCGGCAGGATCGCCAGCATGTCGGGCAGCGCCTCCTGGCCAGCATCCGCGGCGCGGTTGCAGTACAGCGTCGTGCGGATCTCGGGGTGGAAGAGATCGAGCAGCTCGTTGCCGCCTTCCTTCCAGAACGCCAGGTCCACGGCCAGGACCTTCTCGTCCCCATGGTTCTCCTCGCGGATGTTGACGTGACTGCATTCGCACTCCGTCACGGTTTCAAGCTGGAACTGCTGCATCAGGGTCTCCTGTGGTTTGTCAGAGGCCGATGGCCTCGCGGGTAAAGCCGTGCCGAAGCGGCAGCCGGCGGCTGAACACGAGCTGTCGATCGCTCTCGGCGACAACGCGATCCACTTCCATCGAGCCGAACTCGTATCCGAGGAGGCGCATGCGCACCTGCTCGTCGCGCGAGAACCAGCGCTGCATCTGCTCGATGGAACGGAAGCCGCAGCCCATCGCGTGGCCCGGCGGCGCGCGATGCACGACGTCCGCGCCGAACTCGATGTACATCGGCGGGTTGTTCGCTTGCTGGTCCTCGTCGGCCCAGTAGCGCGAAACGCCAGGGCGGTACGGGCCCCGGCCTTCGGCGTCCTGCCAGCGGTAGATGCGCTCGGCCATCAGGCGTCATCCTCCGCGCCGGTCACGCCGTCACCGCTGGCATCGGACATGAAAGCGATCGGCTGCGCCTTGTTGCTGCCGACGAATTGCTGGGACTGCGGCCGGTACCACAGCCCGATATTTCCCTCCCACCCAGAGCCGTTGCGCTGCTTGTCCACGATCAGCATTCCGTCCGGCTTCGTGTCCATCAGCGCGCGCTCCGCACCCTTCGCCCGCTCCTTCTTCTTGTTGCGCCAGACCGCGATCACGTTGTCCACCTGGTCGGTGATCGCGCCGGTCCCCTTGAAGTCGTACTTCGTCGGCAGGTGGTCATCAGATGCCGGCTTCTTCACGTGGTGCACGATGTGGATGTGCGGCCCGTAGTCGCGTGCGATGGCACAGATCTCGTCGATGAACTGCTTCTGGCCGTTGTAATCGTCCTCGCCGGCCACGCACTTCATCAGGTTGTCAACGACGATCTGCGTGATCCCGAGCTCCTTGGCGCAGTAGCGCGCTACCGCGCACATCTCGCGCCAGTGCACGGTGCCCTGCCGGTCGTACAGCCATAGCCTCGTGTGCGTCCAGTCGCGAAACTGCTCATACAGATCAAGGATCGCGCGGCGCTCCGCCGGGTCCGACATGAGCCGTTCGTCCTCGATGTCCTGCAGCGTCCACTGCCGGCCCATGCGGTGCATCGTCTTCCACGGCTTCATCTCGAAGCTGGCAATGGCAACCTTCTCGCCCTGCGCGCCCAACGACAGGGCAACCTGGCCGACGACAAGGCTCTTGCCGCTGCCGTTCTGACCGCCCCACATCGTGACCTCGCCCTCGCGGAACTGGATCAGGCGGTGCGTCTTGCCCCAAGGCATGTACCGGCGCTTCTCGCGCATCGGCGAGTTGGCTCGGTCGATCAGTGCCTGCACGTACTGCGACGCCGGCCGCACGCGCTGCTGCGCCTCGGTCTCTTGCTCGTACAGGCTGAAGTCGATGTCGTCGGGCGCGATCACTGGCATAGCGCCTCCCACATCCCGCGCAGCGCACGGTGGTGCTCCACACCGGCGCCGGCAACCATCGGGAAGGTTCCGCTTGGATCGGCCGCGCCGAAGAATCGCGCGCCAGCCGCCTCCAGCGCCTCGAGGACGGCGAGGATTCGGAACGGATCGGTCGTCGCCGAGAAGACCGCAACCGTGAGCCCAACCAGCGGGCGCCAATCTATGAACCGAGGGTCGTCTTTCGCGCGCACCACAACCAGCATGCGGTCGCTGTGGACGACTCTCGGCCGACGTCCGATCAGGACGGTGACAACGCCGGACGGCTTCTGACCCTGAAGGCGCAGGTCGCGAATGGCCTCCAAGCTCATACGAAGGTCTCCTTCGACTGGCGACTGCCAGCCGCGCTTCGCGTTCCGGGCTTCTGGCTGCGGCACCAGTTGCGCCAGGTGGCGAGCCAGTCGGCCTTCCGCGCATCCTTGCCGGCCTTTCCGACCCAGAAGTCGCGAAACGCATCGGCGACGACCGCAGGATCGAGGTCCGGTCGGTTTTCCTCGCACCACGCAGCCCAGTCCGGCGGGAGGGTCCAATCCGCCGGCAACCGTGAACCCTTCGGGTCAGAGGGTGGTTCTGCACCCGTTTTCGGCGCCGCAGGCGACGGAGCTTGCGCAGCCGAAGGCGGAGCGCCAATTCCTGTTCCTTCTCCTTCTCCTGCTCCTTCTCCTTCTCCTTGCTTCGATGGGGCTTCGAAGGCCCTTCGTGTCGCGGAATGAAGCCCCTTCGACTTCGGCACGTAATCGCGCCTGTCGGTCAGGTGGAACGCTGCCGCATACCGGTCGAAGAACTGGCCCAGGAACGGGCAATTTGGGAGGGCCGCGTAGTCCTTGCGGATGCCCTTCACACGCTTGTCGTTTGCTGCGAGAGCGCCACCAACCTGGTAGCCCGCCATCTCGATTACCCACACCATCTTCGTGGCGTGGTCGTACAGGCAGAAACCCTCTTCGATGCAGGCGCGAAGCCCCTCCGAAGCCCCTTCTGGAGAAAGCCCCGTCTCCTCCGCCATGTACAGGACCGGCTGGTAATAGAGGCCCAGCATGTTGGAATGCGGGGACGTCATCAGATAGAGGGCCACGACAAGGGCTTCGGAACCCCTTCGCGCTAGCGCCTGGCCAGTTTCACCGGTCCAGAACTTCGGGCTGACCTTGCCGTAGTCGCGCATTACCCACGGCCCCCATCGAGCGCGGCTCGGGCGCGGTCACCTTCGGTGGCGAAGAAGCCGACCCCGTTTGCGATGTCCTGCTGAATCTGCGCCTCGCGCGCAGCCTTCCATGCTGGAGACAGGCAGCGCAGCGCCTCGTCGCGCCGATGCATCCACATGAATGCCTCGTCTCGCGCATGCAGATCGCCGGCCTGGAAGCGGTCGTAGGCCGACTCCATCAGGAAGGTGCAGTCCCGGGCGTGCTGCTGCAGCTCGTCGTCGCTGACGGCTCTGCCGGCGCCAAGATCGCCAGTCACTCGGTCCACGCGCGCGCGTAGGGAATAGCTGTGTCGCTGCTCTCCTACGGGAACTTCATCCTTCGGGAGGACATGCTGCAGAGCATCGCGCGTGGCATCCTGAGGAGCGGGTTGAGGGGCGCCGCCTGCCGCCCTTTCGGGCGAGGTGAGGGGATGGGAGTGCATGGGGTTACGCCTCCGCTGGTTCGTCCAAAAGCAGCTCGCCGTTCGGAGCGTCGAAGCGCTGGCCAGCTTCGGCAGCGCGAACGTTCTTCACGGCCTGGCGGTAGTAGCTTGGCTTCAGCTCCCAACCGATGCCGCGGCGTCCGAGAAGGACCGGCACATACACCTCGGAGCCGACGCCCATGCACGGCGTGAGCACGGTCTCACCGGGGTTGCTGCGCAGAATCACCGCACGCTCGATCACATCGAGCTGCAGCGGGTGAACGTGCTTTTCGTCTTCGGAGTCACGGGCCTCGCGGTATGGCAGGACGCGGTCGAACCGGATGTCATCCCACATGCAGTCCGCGTACTGGCGCCAGATCCACTGCGAGAAACGGTTTTCCGTCTGCTTGCCTTTCCAGCCGCGGTAAGGGAGCAAGTCCGCTGGCGGCATGCGTTCACCTGCGTAGTCCATCAGGCCCGTCGGATGTGCCACAGGCACCGGGTTCTTCCCGGTCCGGCGGAACAGAAGCAGGTAGTCGCCCGAGGCGATCCCGCAATCCAGGCTGTCCTCGCACATCGTCGCGTGGGCGAGGTTCTTCTGCATCGTGCGCAGCCTAACTTCGAGCGGCTCCTTCCAGATCATGTGGCGGCCGGCGTAGCGGAATCCTTCTTGCTCGTGCAACCTGATGATGTCGCCCGGGAAATCGATGTAGCTGTCCGTGCCGGAGTTGCTGCTCGGGATGTCCATGCAGTGCACACAGGACATGCGACCCGGCATGGTCACGCGCGCGATTTGGCGCACCATGAAGCGGTAGTGCTCCATGAACTTTTCGTAGCTGTCGCAGTTCGACAGGTCACGCTCGCTGCTGCTGTAGACGTACAGGCCACCAGCGCCGGAGCTGGCGAAAGGCGGCGAGTAGATCGACAGGTGAACGCTCGCGGCGGCCAGGTCCGCCATGCCCTCGATGCTGTCGCCGTTGAAGATGGCGAAGCGATCGGTCACGAGTTGGTCATTCACGCCAGCCATGCGGGCACCTCTTGTTGTTTCGGGAAGGTGGTCACGCGCTCGATCGACAGAGCGGAGTTCATCTCGCGCACGAGCGCGGAGAACATCCGGTCGGCTTGCTGCGCCTTACGCTGCATGTTCTTCAGCACGCTCAAGCCACCTTCGGTCGAAACCATGTCGGCGACGACAGGGCGCTGTTGGCCGAAGCGCCAGAAGCGGCGCACGCACTGGTAGTAGCGTTCGTAGGAGTGGGAGGGGAACACCACGGTGTGTGCGCAGTGCTGCCAGTTCAGGCCGAAAGCGCCGATGGAATCCTTGATGACCAGCTTGGAGACTTGGCCGGTTCGGAACGCATCGAAGATTTCCTCGCGCTCGTCTTCGGACTGCGAACCCTTGATCTGCGCGGCGCCCGGCAGCAGTCGTTCCAGTTCGTCGCCCTCGTCGTTCAATTGCACCCACGCGACGGACAGATCCTGAGGCTCCATGAGTTCGGCGGCCTTCTCACACCGCTCTGTGAGACTGCGGCGTCGTTCGTCGCGCTGCTCCTTCAGGCCCACCGCCGGCAACGCAAACAGCATGCCTTCGGCGAGCTGTTCCACGTCCACGATGTGCTCCCGTTCCACGAGCGCGGGCAGCACAAAGCGCGAGTCATCGAATCCAAGGTCGGAAGGCCTGCGGATCGCGCGCGCCCACGAACAGACGTACCGCCAGAATGGAATCTCGGCGTGACCCTTCAGGCGCCACTTGATGACCTCGCCACGCATGCGACCCTGCGCGGAGTTGTTCAGATCGTTCTTGAAGAAGCGATTGAGCATGTCCATGTGCCCGAGGTAGCCGAGCGCTTCGGACGTTGTGCCCAGTTCGATGTAGTCGTTCGGCGCCGCGGTCGCGGTGGACAGGAGCCGGTACGGAAGCTGCCGCATGAACACCGTGATCTCGGCGCGGCGCGCACCGTCGAAGTTCTTGAGGATGCTCGACTCGTCGCCGACAAACGCAACGAAGTCGCTCGGAGTGAACAGGTGCAGCCGCTCATAGTTGGTGACGGTGATCCCGGGATGCGCGGTGCCGTCGCGCGAGATCGTGACCGTGACGCCGAACTTTTCGGCCTCGCGTGCGATCTGCCATGCCACGGCGAGCGGCGCAGCGATGAGCACGCGGCCGCCGGTGATGCGCACCATGTTCTCAGCCCACACCAGTTCCATCGGCGTCTTGCCGAGCCCGCAATCCGCGAAGATCGCCGCGCGCCCAGTCCACAGCGCCCACTCCACGAGCGAGCCCTGGAAGTCGAAGAGGAAATCCGGCAACCAGACGGGCTTGAATCCGCAGGCGGCGCCGCTCTGCGACTTCGCCCGCAGGAACTCGGCGTAGTCGTTCACGCGCTCGCCTCGCTTTCCGGCACCGCATACTCGTGCAGGTAGCGCGCCAGCGATGCCTCGAAGGCCGCATGCGCGTCGCTGCCGATCGGATAGGGGTTGACCGGCTTGTCGCCGAACTTCACCTGAAGGCGAGCCGCTGCCGCTTCCAGGCCGGCGATCTGCATGCGCGAGACGATCGGCTCAGACATGGGCCGCCTCTCCGCGCTGCTTCGCGTGCACGTAGATCACATCGCGCACCACGCAGTCGCCACCGAAGGCGGCCTTCGCTGCTCCTTCAGCGGCCATGTGGCAGCCCACAGCGTCTTTGATGAACGCGCACTGCACGCATGCGCCCAGCGTGGGGTGCACCGGCTCGAGCGGCTTGCTCTCGATGTAGGGGACGTCGTTGATGGTCATGACGGGAGAGGTCACGCGGTTTCACCCCAATCAAGCTTCGGAGCCTGGTGCTTGATGCCGACCGCGGCCAGCGTCTGCAGCGCCTCGACGTATTCCGGGTTGAAGCACTGCATCCCGACCGGGACTACCTTCAGGCCCAGGTGCGCCAACATCGCGCCGAAGTGGTCGATCTGGCCGTCTTTCATCCGGCTCACGGTGGACTCATGCACGGCCATCGCCCGCGCCACCTCGCTTTGCCCGGTGGCTGCAAGGGCCTGCAAGATGACTTGCACGTTCTTGCGTGATCTTTCGATGGGCGATGAAGAGACTTCAGGCATGGACACCTCGAAATCAGTTCGTGGAGAAAGGAAGGGGAGCCGCATCGGCCATTTGCACGATGCGCGCGCGCGTCTGCGGGCTGACGATGGGCCGATGTGCGCTCATGGGTCAGAACGCCGTGGACAGGTTGCGCGCGGTGCGATGCTGCGCCGCGTCGCGGTCGTGCCCGCAGAACTCGCAGACGTAGGCGACGCCGCGGCCTGTGATCCAGCGCGACTCGTGCACGTGGTCGCCGGCCTGCTCGCACGCATCGATCAGCCGCGCACGCTCGGCGCGCTGTTGCTCAGGGCGGTCCTTCCCATTGAGAAGGCGGGCGTCCAGATCGCGGGTGCGGTCGCGGATTTCGATCTTGCGCATGGCGTTCCCTCCTTCGGCGTGGTGGGGTCAGGCGGTCGTTGGCCGCGGCTTCTTGCGCAGCACGGACCAGTTCACGTCCGGGCGCAGCTCCTCGCAGCGCACTCCGGTGATGTCCTCGATGTCAGGGCAGTAATCGGAAGGGACGCGGCTCTTCGTCCACTGATAGACGGTCCGGTGGTCCTTCACTTCGTGACCACGCTGCGTGAGCTTCCTAGCGAGGGCCGTCATGCCACCAGCGGCTGCGATGGCGCGGTCAAGAGGGGTGGAGGTCGCGTTCACCTTGCCCATTATGGTCAGTTTTTCTGACTGCGCAAGTTTTTCTGCCGCACGTGGGGAATACCCTACGTGGATGAGTATTCACAGCCTCATTCGCGAGCGCAGGGAAGCCCTCGGGATGTCGCAATCCCAACTGGCCAAAAAGTGCGGCGTCTCACGGACCGCCGTGACGCAATGGGAGACGGAGGGCGGGACGGCGCCCAACCGGGAGAAACAATCGCTTGTTGCAAGTGTGCTAGGGTTGACCGTAGCGCAGCTCATGGGCGGCAGTGAAAACGTCCAGGTGGGACCTGAGGTGCGAGGAACGGTCCCGCTCATATCGGCTGTGCAGGCGGGGAACTACAAAATGCACGTGGACAACTTCCACCCCGGGGACGGCGGGGAGGAGAGAATTTCAACCACCGTTCCGGTCAAGCGCCACACCTTCGCTCTGCGAGTGAGCGGAGACAGCATGGAGCCAGATTTCCACGAGGGGGCCATCCTCATCGTGGAGCCTGACCTGGAGCCTCAGCCTGGTGACTTCGTCATCGCAAAGAACGGCGACGAGGAGACAACCTTCAAGCAGCTGACTCGAGACGGGGGTGATTGGTATCTGAAGCCGCTCAATCCGCGCTACCCGATCAAGCCGCTCGGGAAGGCGACCATCGTCGGTGTCGTGCGCGCGGTGGAAAGGCGATTCAGGTAAGCCGCGCCCGCGCGGCACGCGGGGATCCGATTGCAGGAGGACCAGAGATGGCGCTCATGAAGTGTTCCGAATGTGGATCCGACGTCAGCGACAAGGCTGCTGTGTGCATGAAGTGCGGTGCTCCGGTTTCGACTGAGCATCGCGTCAACGCAGTTCCAGTTGCGACCGTGAAGCCTCCAAAGACATTCATGTGGTACTGGTGGCTTTGGGGTCCGATCGGCGCTTTCGTTGCTTTCATCCTATTTGGCCTGAGCATTCCCAAAAAGACCGCCGACGCAAACGCATTCGCCCGCGTCTGCAGCGATCTCTACGCTAAAGGCGCGGTCGCCAGCATGTACGACTGCAATCGCGTCGAGCAAGACATTCGGGAAGGACGCCGCGTCCTCCCGGACTCTGGCGACAGGGACGCAGCCGCGGCGATCGAGGCCATCCGGGCCACGCACGAGCGGTAACAAGCACACGGGCGCGGCGATGGCCACCAAGGAAGAGGAACAGCTGATCATCGGTACTTCGGGGAAGGCATCTGCGGACCCTTCCTTCTGGATTCACCATACACACGTGCGCATGCGCGAGGCGGTGGAGCTTCTTGTCTCCGAGATCGAAAGACTTGCACCTGACGAGCGAGGCACCCTCCCATCGGTCGCCCGCGATCTGGTCCATGTCCTTGATGACTTCACGAAGCTGGCAAAGCGCGGCTTTGCCATGCAACCGCCTGGAGGCAGTCCGCCGATTGCTGGCGGCCCGGTGACGGCCGATAATGACCCCATGGAAGACCGCGTTGCCAAGCTCGAGGCCGGAATGGAGTTCGTCCAGCGCGAGCTGACCGAGCTCAAGACGGACGTTCGCGAGGTCAGGAGTGATCTCAAGGGAATCCGCACCGACATGAACACGGACTTCCGGGTGCTCTTTGGCGCGCTGATCGCTATCGCCGTTGGCTTGGCCGGCATCATGGCCAAGGGCTTCCACTGGCTCTAGCATGAGCGGTCCGGAGGACTTCGCCAATGCGGTGAGGGAGCGGCTCGCGCGGATCGAGACCAGGCTCGACAACATCGAGCGCACCTTCGCGACGAAGGAGGACCTGCGGCGCGACCTGCACGCTCTCACCTGGAAGCTCATAGGCGCCTGCACGGTGCTGGTTGCCGCGGTCTACTTCATCGCGCGCACCGTGCACTAGCCCGACCACCCGCCCGCCCCAACAAGCCCGCCGCGCGCGGGCTTGTTGCTGCCTGACCGCCGCCTGTCAGGTGGTGTAAACACCTAGGGCAGAATTTCTTGCTCTGTCAGATTTTCTGACCTATTATTCCTCCCATGCCCACCCCGGGCCATGGAGAGGCAGATGTCCACCCAGCTCGACGCACTCCTGGACGCGGAACGCGCCCGCGAGATTGCCAAGAACGACGAGGCGATGCGCGCCGAGGACGAGCGCATGCGCCTTGTGCAGCCCGCCGTGCGCGGTCCTCGGATGCTGGTGCCGGCGATTGCCTTTGTCGCGGCTGCGGCCCTGAGCGCGTGCGCCGCCTCCCCTGACGACGAATCGCGCGCCGATGTGCACTGCACGATCGAGCAGCTGGTGCCGATCGTGGTGGGCGATCAGGTGCTGATGGTTCCTGGCAAATGCGTGGCGTGGGAGGTGAATCCGAGCCGCGAGCAGCAGCAGAAGTTCGAGCAGGCGCGCAGCCGCCTCGTCACCGGTCAGTAACCCCCCAACCACGGAACTCGCTCCCCAAACACAGAGCGAATGAAGGAGAGACAGCAACCATGAGCGAAGCCAGCGCAACGCGCATCCAGATCAAGAGCATCTACGGCCATGTGCTGTATGAATGCGACGTCCCGGAGCATGTCGAAAGCGGAATGGCTCTTCGCCATGCGCTGGAGGCGGCTGTCAGCAGTGGCGCGTACCTGAGTGGCGCGTACCTGCGTGGCGCGGACCTGAGTGGCGCGGACCTGAGTGGCGCGGACCTGAGTGGCGCGTACCTGCGTGGCGTGGACCTGCGTGGCGCGTACCTGCGTGGCGCGTACCTGAGTGGCGCGTACCTGCGTGGCGCGTACCTGAGTGGCGCGTACCTGCGTGGCGTGGACCTGCGTGGCGTGGACCTGAGTGGCGTGGACCTGCGTGGCGTGGACCTGAGTGAACAGAAGAACGACTTCTGGGAAATCCTGCTGCGCGCCCCGCATGAAATCGCCGGCCTGCGCGCCGCACTCGTTGCCGGCCGCGTGGACGGATCGACGTACTCCGGCGAGTGCGCCTGCTTGGTTGGCACCATCGCCAACGTGCGCGGCGCTGATTACACGGCGCTTGGCAACGGCATCGAGCCCGACTCGGGTCGTCCGGCCGAACAGTGGTTCATGAACATCCGCCAGGGCGACACGCCCGAGACGAGCCACATCAGCGCACTCACCGTGGAGTGGCTGGATGAATTCGTGTCGCTGCTGGACGCGGCGAAGGCGTAAGCCATGCCCACCTTCACCACCTACCTACGTCTGTCCATCGGAAAAACGGCAGACGAAATCGAAGCCGAAGTGTCCTTCGACTACACGCCCGCAGAACGTGGAGCGCGTGAGTTCGGAACGGGCCTTGCGCTGGAGCCGGACTACCCGGAGAGGGTTCTCATCACCTCTGTGGTGAGCAATGGAGAGCAGATCCGTCATGCGCTTCCGTCTTCGATCTTGGGTGAGCTGGAGGGGGAAGCGTTGGGGCTGGTGAGGGAAGGAGCTTGGCAATGAGCAATCAAGAAGGCTGGTTTCTGCCGCGTGAAGCCGTCAACGGTATTCAGGCAGAGAGCATCGACCGCACTATTGCCCGCGCTAAGCACGCGCTTTACACGGACATTGGCATGCGAATCAACGGCCAGAACGAGCACTTCCAGGCCGATTGGATCAAGCACATGCGGCGCGAGCCGTTGTCGGTCGCCGCTGACCTTCACTCCGCCCTCCAACACACCACCTTCCTTCTTCACTCTGCATGCCTTGTCCTTGAAGACGAAGAAGCAAGGAAGACCGCTCTGGAGGCTGTGGAACGGGCACGTGCGGTGCTGGCAAAGGTTCAAGGAGAGCAGGCATGATCGTCTTTGAAAATCAGGGCGAAATCGACCTGCGTTCGGTGTCCACCTTCGGCGTGAGCGTGAAGGAAACCGACAACCCAATCGGCTTCTTTGGGACCGGCCTCAAGTACGCCATCGCCGTCCTGCTGCGCACCGGCCACAAAGTCACGCTCCAATCCGGCGCGACGGTCGTTCGGTTCGGTGTCGAGCGAGACGCCGTGCGGGGCCAGGAATTCCAGTTCGTGACGATGCAAGTCGGCAACGCCGCGCCCAATGCCATCGGCTTCACGACGGAGCTGGGCAAGCAGTGGGAACTGTGGATGGCCTACCGCGAACTCGCCTGCAATTGCAAGGACGAGGGCGGCTTCGGTCGGTTCGTGAAGACCTTGCCGCGCGCCGAAGCGGGGACGACGCGGATCATCGTGGAAGGCCAGGACTTCGAGGCGGTTTTCGCAGACGGGCATCTGTACATCCTCGCGGACGAACCACAACAGACGGTCGGCACCAGCGAGATTCGCAACCGTCGCAGCGGCTTCCTCTACTACCGTGGCGTGCGCGTGATGGAGCTGCCCCGCACGGCGGTCTACACGTACAACATCAATACGAAGCTGGAACTCACCGAGGACCGCACGGTGCGCAATGCGTGGGAGCCGCTTCACCGCATCGCCCAGTGCATTCTGCAATCTGAGGACGGCGACTACATACGTAGCTGCGTGACGGCCGACGAAACCACGCTGGAGGGCGGCCTGGACCTGCATGGCTGGGGGTACACGCCGAGTAAGCAATTCCTTGCCACGGTAGGAGAGGCACTGGCCGAGCGCATGTGCCGCGTTAATCCTACCGCCATGAAGGTGTGGAAGGAGGCGACCAAGCAGACCGTCGCGCCGCGCGAGGTGACGCTGACGAAAGTGCAGCTCCAAAGTCTCCAGCGCGCCGTCACCTTCTGCAAGTCCATGGGCTATGACGTGGACTACTACGAAATCGTCGTCGCTGAAAGCCTTGGCGATAACGTGCTCGGACTCGCCGAAAACGGTCGTATCTACATCGCCTGCCGCGTTTTCGAGATTGGCGGGGCAAAGCAATTGGCCTCCACGCTGATTGAGGAATTCCTGCATCTGCGCCGGGGCTGGAAGGACTGCACTCGCGAGTTGCAGAACTACCTGTTCGACAAGCTGGTGAGCCTGGGCGAAGAACTTCAAGGGGAGGCGCTGTGATCTACCGCATGACCACACGCCGCGTGCGCTCCCCGCGCTCCATCGTGATGCTGTCTGACCTGCAGGCGCAGAACGATCCGGCCTGGCCGAACGAAGGCTGCGACAGCGAAGAGTGCCGCGAGGCCACCGAGCGCATCTTGCGCGGCCCTTGGGGATGGCTGCTGGTCATCGCATGGGCCGTCATCGTGGCGCTGGCGTTCAACGGCGGCTACCTGTGATGCGCGCCGCCGTCATCGCCGCGCGAGCCTGGACATGGGCCAAGCGCGTGCTCGTCTCGTTCCTGATGCACACCGGCTTTCTGCCTGCGCCGCTGCTGCTGGTGTGGCTGGAGTGGCTGCACGAGTCGCTTCCGCCCGAGCACCCAGGAATGTCCACGGTGTTGCGCGAGATCGCCGAAACGCAGGAGCGTTGCCATGCGTGAAGCCGTCGTGCGCTGGTGCGAGCACGGCGAGTCCGGGCGCGATGGCAAGTCCGACAAGGGCTGCTCCGGCTGCGTGGCCGGCATCTGCGGGGCCGCATTGGCCTGCCAGCTGCCGGAAGACCCGTTCCACGTTCCCAGTCGTTGGCGTCGCATCGTCAGTGCGATCAAGAACAGCGTGCGCGAATGGAAGCGGCGCGCATGGCGCATGAACCGAATCGCTTCCATCCAAACCCCCTTTGACTAAGCACACAGAGCACACAGCATGAGCATCGCCACCATGATCCTCGGCCCTTCTGGTTACGGCAAGACCACCAGCCTTCGCTACCTGGACCCGAGCAAGACGCTTCTGATCCAGTGCATTCGCAAGCCTCTGCCCTTTCGGTCTGCCGGCTGGAAGGTGAAGGCCACGATGAAAAGCGACGGCAACATCATCCAGACCTCCGACCCTACGGTCATCGAGAAGGCTATGCGCTCGCTGCCGCAGGAGATCGTTGTCGTGGACGACTACCAGGCCGTGATGGTGAACGAACTGATGAACCGTTCCAGCGAGAAGGGTTACGACAAGTTCACCGACATCGGCAAGAACGCCTGGAACCTGTTCAACGCCGCAGGCGCGCTTGCCGACGTTCGGCGCGTCTACATCCTCGCGCATACGCAGACGGACGACTTCGGAAACATCCGCATGAAGACCGTCGGCAAGCTGGTGGACCAGCACATCGTGCCGGAGGGCTATTTCACCATCGTCCTGCGTACCGAAAAGATCAACGACCAATACCTGTTTTCCACGCAGACCAACGGACAGGACTGCTGCAAGAGCCCCATCGGCATGTTCGAAGACCTGCACATCCCGAATGATCTCGCGGAGGTGGACAAGACCATCTGCGAGTTCTACGGCCTGACGGCCACTGCCTAACCCACCGACACCACACAGGACGCACCATGTACCAACTCGACCCAAACGAAGCGCGCAAGGCCGATCAGACTGGCAACCGCATAAGCGAAATCGGCAAGTACGTCGGCACCTTCACGCAGGCCGAAGACCTTACCGCTAGCTCCGGCACGAAGGGTGTCGGCTTCCGCTTCGAATGCAATGGCCAAACAGCAAACCTGTCCCTCTACACGACGAAGACGGACGGAACGAAGCTCATGGGCTATCAGGCCCTCATGGCAATCATGACCTGCATGCGACTGCGTGGCATCGCGCCCAAAGCCGGCCAGGTCAAGCACTGGGATAACGAAGCGAAGATGGAAGTTACCCGCGGCGCGCAAGTGTTCCCGGACCTGTGTGGCAAGCCTATCGGCCTGCTGCTGGAAACGGAGGACTACCAAAAGCAGACCGGAGGAACCGGGACGCGCATGGTGATCGCCGGCATCTTCCAGGCCGACACGGAACTGACCGCCTCCGAAATTCTGGACAAGAAGACCAAGCCGGAGCAGTTGGCCAAGATGGTCCAACGTCTTCGCCACCGGCCCGTGCGCGAGAAAGCCGCTACCGCCGCTCCGAAGCCTGCCGCTGCCGCAGCCGGTTCCGGGTTCGATGACATGGACGACGACATCCCGTTCTAACTATGAAGCAGTGCAGCCGTTGCCTGCGATTCAAGCCGAGTGCGGAGTTCGCCCGCAAGGCTTCGCAGTGCAACGACTGCACCAATCAGCGCCACCCGAAACCATGGACAGCGAGCGGAACAACGCTGGCCGAAACCTTGAGGAACTGGAATGACTGCACTGTACGAACTGGCCCATTCCTACCGCGATGCAGCGGAGAAGCTGGCCGACCTGGACCTGCCACCCGAGGTGATCGAGGACACGCTGGAGAGCCTGTCGGGCGACCTGGAGGTGAAGGCGACGAACACCGCCATGGTGATCCGAAACATCGAATCCATGGCCGCCGCGATCAAAGATGCTGAGGCGCAGATGGCGGCACGCCGCAAGGCGCTGGAGAACCGCGTCGCGCGCATCAAGGACTACCTGCTGTCCAACATGATGGTGGCGGGCATCCAGAAGATCGAGTGCCCGTACTTCAAGCTGGCCGTGCGCGACAACCCGCCGGCCGTGGAGGTGTACCAGCCAGAGCTGATCCCTGCGCAGTTCATGAAGCATCCGGAGCCGCCGCCGCCAGCGCCAGACAAGGCTGCGATCAAGGAGGCGATTAAGACCGGTCAGGACGTTCCTGGCTGCAAGCTCACGGTCGGACAGCGCCTGGAGATTCGCTGATGGCCACCCCTCCCAAAACACAGAGCGCCCCCTCCGGTATGCGGGGACTTCAAGGAGAGAAGAGATGAACATCCAAGGCTGCTACTACTTACACACGAATGGCGACCTGATCTACAAGCCGCACACCGAGTCAGCAGCGGACATTCGCGAGAGCCCATTTGCGCGCGGCCTGTGGTTCGTTGACCCGTCTGACCGCGAAGGCGCCTGGAACATCTTGGTCGAGGCGCTGGCGGGTGGCGCGAATCCCACACGCGTTGCGGAGCTTGCGAAGAAGTGGGGATGCGACGATGCCGACGCGGCCAACTACGCCGAGCGCGTGGGCGTGCGCCTCCAGATGGACGGCAATGCGTGGCACGCGGCCCGCAACGACTTTGACAACCTGCAGGAGTCTCCAAGCGGATTCGGCCCCTCTGCGCTGGACGCCATGGCCGAACTCGCCAAGGAACTCGGCTACCGGCCCGCCACGATGTGGGGCACGTCGTTCAAGCAACTTCTCGCCGGAGTGCAAGCATGACATCCGCCACCACCCCCTCCGGTATGCGGGAGGTATTGCAGCAGGCAGTAGAGGCGCTGCGCGAGATTGCATCGCGTCCGAACAGCGACCCACTCTCTGTCGTGACTGCGCGTCATGCCCTTGCTGCCGCTGAATCCGCCCTCCAGAAGCAGCCCGAGCCGGAGGTGCAGCCAGCGCACAGCAAGTCGGAATACAAGCGCCGCGTGGCGCTGGGCGATGCGAACGTGCAACCTCCCGTCCTCCATCAGCAGGAGGTGCCGAGCGGGTGGTCGGGAATCTGCACTCTGGAGCAGAACGGCGAACAGCGCTGCGGCAAGCAATGCAGCTTGTGCGTGGATGGCACCCCCGCGCGGCAGCAGGAGGAGAAACAGGAAGGAGGCGCGTGATGCAGATGCGTTACGTTGGGAAGGGCGTCTACCACTCCGGTCCCGGTGGCATTGAGCGACCCGGAGACTTCGGCTGGCGCATCGACGGGCCGCAGCTTGACCAGAACGGTAGGCCGACAGGTGTGCCGGGGGGCATCCAGATCGCGCTGCATTGCCCACGCACCGGAGTGTGCTTCCAGTGGGTGCGAGAGAACGTGCCGGCTGGCGATGCGGACGGACGCCGCTACTGGCGTTGGGACGGCAACTGGGAGCGGCCGACCATCACGCCGTCGATTGGATGTGACGACCTGAACACCAGATGCGGGCAGCACATGACGATCAGTGCCGGCGAAATCAGCGGCAACACGCCGGGCGCGTGGGTGCGCCGGCCTCGGAGGGACGATGCGAGTTGAAGCCACGCTGCCGCCGCTGCCGGAGCCGCCGAAGGTCGCCGGGCCGGCAGAGGACCTGACCTGTGGCGCGGGAGCCGAACTGCGGCGAGTGCGCGAGGCGTTGCGCATGTCGCAAGGCGAGATAGCTGACGCGGTAGGGTTGGTGCGGACCAGCATCACGAACATCGAGCGCGGCAAGCAGAAGCTGTCACTCGTCACGCTCAAGGCCATCGCGGATGCGCTCGGCATGGAAGTCATCGTGCACCTCAAGCCGAAAGCCGCCTCCCTTCCAGTCCCGTCCAACGATCAACAGGAGAACGAACGTGGCGTATGACGAAGTGACCGCGCAAGCCGTGCGCGAGGCCGAGCGCCTGCGCACCCTTATCAATACGCCGGAACTGGACTCGTTCCTGCGAGCCGTGCACATCGAGGCCGTCCATCAGGTGGAGCGCTGGGGCACTGCGCACGACCGCGCGAAGCGGCCGGCCGATTGGTTCTGGCTCGTCGGCTACCTCGCTGGCAAGGCACTGCATTCGGCCATGGCCGGCGACACCGACAAGGCTCGCCACCACTGCATCAGCACTGCCGCCGCTCTCTACAACTGGCACAGCGCGATCAGCGGGCGCGACACGCGCATGTGTCCCGGCCGCTCCGACCTTGCCGTGGTCGTCGATGGCGCGTTTCCTGGTGAAGCGTCGGAAGGTGCCTCTGGCGTGCTTTCCGCCCCCAACGATCAACAGGAGAAGAAACAGGAGGTGGATCGTGGCTGAACCGACCAACGAGCAACGCGAGGCGATCCGGGCATACGTTCACGGCGATCTGGTGCCGCTCATCGAGCAGGTGCTGGTGAAGCGGCTCGGCCTGGCGGCGGTCTTCATGCGCGACAAGCTGCTGGCAGAGCCGCTGATGCCGACCGACGATGAAATCGCCGCGTGGGCCGACGGCTTCATCCGAGAGCACGCCTACAACCGGCCGGTGGCGGTGCAGATCGCCACCGAAGCGGCTAAGTGGGTGCGGTCGCGTATTGCTGGCGTGGGAGGCACGTCGAAATGAGCATGGCTGACGCATTGACTGAGTGGCGCAACAAGGCGCTGGAGCTGGCGACCGCATATACCTGCGCCGCCATCGACAAGGTGACGCTGTGGGACATCTGCCAGTCGCAGGAGAAGCCCGGCCTGGAACAAGCCGAGCGTGACGCTTGGACGGCGCTGGTGGCTCACATCAACGGCAGTCCCACTGACGCGCCGGCGGATGAAAGCTGCCCCGGCTGCAAGGGGTCGGAATTTCCCGGCTGGAAGCGCGGCTACCCGTGCCCGGTGTGCCGTCCCGCGAGCATGGACCCGCAGCGCCAACGCGAAAGAGCAGCGGCCGAGGGCGTGCCACCGTCGCACGCGCCGAGCGTGGACGACCTGATGAAGCTGGTGGGCGAGTACGGCGTTTGCCGCTACACGGAAGGGCTGCACGCCATGTCGTGCGATCCCAACCTGCCGCTCGACCCGACGATCAGCGAGAACAGTCGCACGGCGTATGAGAAGGTGCGCGCCGCCCTTGGCGTGGGAGGCCGTCATGGCAGTTAACCGCCGTGAGGCAGCGAAGACGGCCGCCAGCCACCACACAACCCTAGTTCTGCTGGAGCAGGCCGCGCTGATCCTGAATTCCAGCGACATGCATCACAGCACGCATGCGCTCGCGGAGCGGCTGACCAAGGCGATTCGCGCCGAACAGCAACGGCAGTTGAAGCGCCACGACGCCGCCCTGGAGCGCGTCACCCGTGGCGTGGCGGCGTCGCAGCCGTGGTCCGTCAAGGTCCACTGTTCGAAGGGCGAGCGCGAGCTGCGCGCCGGACTGCGCTGGAAGGACTCGCTGCACGGCGGCACCTGGGAGGTGGTCGAGCCGAGCGGGAAGCGCATCTACTCGCCCAGCGGCCTCGGCGGCACGCCCAACTTCTGGTGCAAGCTCGTGAGCGGCCCGAACGCTTACGCACACTGCGCGCGCGAGGACGGGTGCGTGGAGTTCTGCGGCGACAGCATTGCCGCCATGCTCATCGACGCCCGTGGCGTGCCGCCGTGCGCCGACACCCTCGCCGGCTGCGCGCCGGACTGCCATGAGGGCAACCGCTGCCGCGCCTATGGCGTGCCGGCGCCCTCCCAGCAGGAGGAAGCGCCAGCAGACGCTGATGGATCTGGAGGCCGCCGTGGCTGATCTATCCGAACTGAAGAAGCTGGCGGAAGCCGCTGCGCACGAAGGTGAGGGCGATTGGTTCGACCCGGAGTTGGTCGAATCCGACGAACCGATTCTTTCCACTCGCAAGGCACGCCGCTTCATCGCCGCAGCCTCACCCGAAGTGGTGCTTCGGCTCATTGCGGTGGCAGAGGCGGCGAAGTATGTCGCGTATTCCAACGGCTTCGATGCGGCGTATCAGGACAAGCTGGAAGCCCTCCGATCCGCACTACAGGAGCTAGAGAAGTGACCGCCTTCACGACTCTTGGACTGCTGGTGTTCTGGTGGTTCTGCTTCGAGGTCGGCTACGTGCTTGGCTGGGTGTGCGACCTCACGAACATCATGCGCGCTCTGTACAAGGTATTCGACGCGCACGTGGCCCTCACGGCGGTTGCTGCTGCGTCCTTTGAGAAGGAGCTTTCCAAGTGACCGACACAGTGATTGGCTGGAACGAGAAACGTCCTCCGACGTCGCACTATGTGATGGCGTCCTATGAAGTGATGGAGCCGCTACGGTTGATGAAGACGTGCCGTCACGGATGCTGCGTAGATGCGGGGCTCGGCCCGCACATGCTGCCTCGTTACTGGCGCGATGCCACGCAGGCCGAAATTGACGACTGCTGGTGGGTGAAGAAGGACCGCGAGCGCCAAGCGAGAAAGGAAGACAAGTGACCACCCAGGCTCACCTGTACAAGCAGGACGACGCGCTCAAAGTTCCAGCCAAGACCGGATGGCCCGCGCCCGAACTCGCGCAGGACGACCACCGCCCGCTGTTCAAGTGGTTCGCCTCCAGGCTCGATGCGCGCCGCAGGGTGCGTGAAGCTTGCGAGGCGATCCGCGCACGAAAGGACCAGAAGTGACCGACACCGACAAAGAGCTGCTGCCCTGCCCGTTCTGCGATGGTGCACCTCGGATCGTCACCCGCGACGTTGAGCCGCAGGGCGATCCTTGGTACGGCAGGAAGGATGAAACGTTCGTCCTGTGCGACTGCGGGGCGTGCCTGTTCGACGGAGCTTTCCACGAAGGCTTCTACGACGCCGAGACGCGCGCTGTCGCCGCATGGAACCGCCGCGCTGCTGCCCCCATAGGGAAGGAGATGGGGAAGTGAGCACCCGAACGATCATCGAGATCAACCACGACTACATCGGCCGGCAACTTGGCCCCGAGGTGTGGGCTGAACTGCTGCGCGCGCTCGGCGCGTCGGTCGTCACCGGCCAGCTCAATCGCGCCGAAGGAAAGCCTGTCAACTGGACGACCGGCATCCGCATCCTCGCCCAGCGCCACCACAGCGAGACGATCAAGCTGGAGGTGCGCTGATGCGGAACATGTCGTTCTCATTGACCACGCCGCAGATCCTCGACCAGACGAAGGACGTGACGCGGCGCCTGGGCTGGCAGCACCTGAAGGAAGGCGAACTCGTGCAGCCGGTCAAGAAGTGCATGGGCCTGCGCCCGGGCGAGAAGATCGAGAAGATCGGCTCTCCGCTGCGCGTGGTGAGCGTGCGCCGCGAGCGCCTGGACGCTATGACGGCGGACGTGGAGTACGGCTTCAACGAAGCCATGCGCGAAGGCTTCGCTTACCCGCATCCGTATTCGTATCCCAGCGAGTTCGTTCGCTTCTTTTGCGGCTCGCACCGCGGCTGCACGCCGGAGACAGTCGTGACGCGCATCGAGTTCGAATACATGGAGGCGGCATGCTGACGGCACTGCACCGCGCCGCGCGCTTCTCCGCCCTGGTGGCGCTCGCCCACGAGCAGCCGCCGGCCCAGCCCGAGGCCCGGGCCCTGTGGCACCTGGAGATCGGCTACGAGCCGCAGGAGCCGCAGCAGCAGCCGCCGCACGCGGTGTACAGCGACGACGATGGCTACGACGGGGACTACCGCGACCCGGTGACCTGCTGGGCCTGCGGCGGCGAGGGCTTCGAGATCATCTGCTGTGACGACCTGTGCCACGGGGTGGGCTACTGCATCCACGGTGACGGCGAGCGGACTTGCCGCGAGTGCCATGGCGAAGGAGTGCTCTGATGCGAATGAACCAGAAGAACACTGAGCTGGCCAACGAATTGCGCCTGCTCGTTCAGCAGCGCACGCAGCAGATCGATGACGGCGAGGCGGTAGCAGCAATCCTGCTGTGGTCGTTTATCGAAGACCACGCGCGGGCGCACGGTATGCCTGTTGCCAAGCTGGCGGAGGAGCAGTGGGCCGCGTTCGTCGAGTACGCGCAGAAGAACCTGCGCTTGGTGAGAGGGGTGCATTGATGGAACGTCGCCGCGCCGAGAAGCGCATGCACATGATGATGTGGGCCATCCTCACGCTGCCTATCCGAGAGGATTGGTCCTGGCGCTATTTGCTGGAGTGGGCGGCTCTGGGGGATGGTTGCAAGTGAACTTCCGCACTGCCCCCACCATCGCTTGGCGCGGCCAGCTCGCGCGCCTGCGCGCCGAGGTGCAGGGCCACAGGCCCGAGCACGGCGAGCGCTCCGGGCGTCTGCGCTGCGTGTGCGGGGCGGCGTTCTCCTTCACGATCGCCTCGAATGGCCTCTCGCGCGGGCAGTGCACGGCCGGATGCCCGGCAAGGTGGTGCAACTGATGCATGCAGACGCAGTTGCCGACGATTTCCGGTCCGTCCTTTCCCCTGAGGAGGTGCGGCGGGCCGCCGGCGGCTACAAGCGCGCGGCCGACCAGCTGCGGGAGCTGCACCGCCGCGGCTTCTTCCGGGCGTACCGCAGCAAGGTGACCGGCGAGGTGGTGCTGGAACGCCCCCACTATGATGCGGTCAGCGCCGGCCTGGCGCCCGGCATCCAGCCGGCGGGCCGGCGCCCGCAACTGCGCGCCGTCAAATGAGCCGATCGCCCGAGCTTCCGCCTCGCGTATACCCGAAGGGCCGCTGGTACTACCTAGTGACCGCGGACGGGAAGAAACGCGTCTGGACGAAGCTCACCGAGATCCGCCTTGGCATCCCGGCCTTGTACCGCAAGCTCGCCGACATGAAGGCCGCGGAGGTCGCGCCGGACCGCATGCCGATGCTGGTGGAAAGCTGGCTGCGTGAGGTTGGAAGCACCCGCGGCGCGAAGACGCAAGAGAACGACGCCTGGGTGATGCGCACCATAAGCACCGCCTTCGCGGAGTTTCGCGCCCGCGAGGTCAGCACACCGGACTGCGTGCGCTTTCTCTCCCGCTGGAAGAAGCGGCCGGACGACTGGGATGACGCCACCCTTGGTCCCTGGAAGAAACAGCCGCGGACGCACAATCTTATGCGCGCCGGCGTGCGTGAACTTATGCGCTTCGCGGAGGAGAAGGACCACGACGGAGTGACCTTCCGCGATCCGGGCTCGAACCCGGTCACCAGCATCAAGACGCTGCCCACGCCGGCGCGCGACCGGTATCCGACGGACAGCGAGCTGCGGCGCATCAAGGTGGCGGCGCACTACGGCCAGACCACCAAGACTGGCAAGCGCCTGCGCACCCGCCAAGGCCCCATGATCGCCTGCATCATCGACCTGGCCTACCTCACCGGCCAGCGGGTGTCGGACGTGCTGGACCTGCGCTGGAACAAGCGCGCGGCCACCAATGAGGCCGGCGACGTTGTGGCCCCGTACATCGCCGAGGAAGGAATCTTCTTCAAGCCTTCGAAGACCGCCGGCACCACGGGCGCGAAGGTGCTAGTCACGTGGACGCCGCGGCTGAAGGCGGTGATCGAACGCATCGAGGCCACGGGCCGGCGCAACCTGCGATTCGTCATCACCAGCCAGGAGGCGCAGCGCTACCCGTACGACGCGTTCAAGTCGCGCTGGCAGGCGGCGGTGAAGCGCGCGGGGGTGAAGGGGCTGCACTTTCACGACCTGCGCGCCAAGGCGCTCACGGACACCGACGAAGCACTGGGGGTGAAGGCCGCGCAGACCAAGGGCGCACACACCACGGAGCAGCAGACCAGGACCTATTTGCGTGGTCGCAAGGCACAGAAGACGCAGGCCACGCGTTAGAAGAATTCGCCGCGGTTAGAAAACTGCCTAAAAATCGAGCGGCAATCAATTGGCCATCAATTACGCAAGGCGTTGATTCTGAAGGGGAATTTGGTCGGGGCGACAGGATTCGAACCTGCGACCCTCTGCTCCCAAAGCAGATGCGCTACCAGACTGCGCTACACCCCGACGCGTCGCATTCTACGATGCGGACGTTTCCGGCGCCGTTATCACACTCGCGCCCATGCTGCGCCGTCTCTTCCTCGCCGCAGCCTGCCTGGTGCTGCCGCTGGCCGCCCTGCTGTTCGCACAGTGGCCGCTGCGCGACCTGGTGCCGGCCGGGTCGCTGCAGGCCAACGACCTGGCGTAGGTGCTCGATGCCTTCGAGATGATCTTCGTCATCGTCCCCGTGGTCGCCCCGCTGATGATCCTGCGCCTGGGCGATGCGCAGCAGGTCGCGGTGCTCCTGCTGCTGGTGCTGCAACTGAGGTTCCTCGTGCCGCCGCTCGGTTACGCCGTAATGATGGCGCGCTCGCAGCGGGGCTGCCACGCGTGGCCACGCCGGCGCTGCTGAAGGCGCTGGCGCCCTATCTCGTCGCGCAGGTGGTGGTCGGCAGCGCGGTCTTCGCGTGGCCGGAGCTGGTGCACCGGCTCGATGAAGTGGCCGCCGCAGACCGACGGAGTCGGAGGAACAGCTGATGCAGCGCATGCG